TATTGCTGATGTAAGAGTTTGGAAAATCTCTGAGTTATTTCCAACATTTTCTTGCACTACGTTATTTTCATTTTTATTGTCATTTACTTTTTCTATTTCATCTGTTTTGATAGATGTCTTTTTCGTGTCTTGTGTTTCGTCTATTTGTGGAACTGTAACCTCTTTTGGATCTTCTTTTACTAGTTCTTCTTCTGAAAGATTTGTCTTTTTCGTGTCTTGTGTTTCGTCTATTTGTGGAACCGTAATCTCTTTTGGATCTTCATTTACTTTTTCTATTTCATCTGTTTTGATAGATGTCTTTTTCGGGTCTTGTGTTTCGTCTATTTGTGGAACTTTTTCTTTATCCTTTGTTAAAAATTGTTGTAGTAAATCTTTATTATCACCTAGTAAATTTTGTAAAATCTCAGCTCCACTTTCAGTTAACGACTGTATTTCGTATTCTAACGCTTTTAGGTCCTCTGGACTTAAATTTTCTATTTCTCCTAGCTTATCTGCATAGAGCTGTGCTAATTCCTGATTCTGTTTATCTTCCAGCTTCTTCCTCATGTCTGCTTTTGCCCTACCTGCTCCACCGCCTGCTTCTTCACTAAAAAATTCTGCTCCTAATTCTCTACGCAATTTTGCCTTTTCAGACCCAATTTCAGTGTTAGCATATTGTTCATATAACTTCAATTGATCATCAGATATGCCTAGATCGGCTCTCTCTTCCTTGGTTAATTTCTTTATTTCTTCAATTAAAGCTTTATCATCGTTTAACTTTAAAATATTTCCTGTCAAAGCATCTACTTTTTCTATCAATTCTTTAGTAAAATTAGTAGCTGCTCCTGTTTGTACATCATCCTGGAACTCCCTCATCTGATCTTCATAATCAACTTCTGCTCCAAGTGCTGCCCTATTAACTGTCCGTTGAGCTTCAACCGTAACATCTGTTTGTGCTCTTTGAGCCGCTCCGATTGTCCTTCGTATTTCTCCACCTTCTGCCATCCCATCAAACTGTGCTGCAGTTTGATCAGTTGCTGCTTTAAGTGTATCATTCCATGCCCGTAAAAATGTAGCAGTGTCGCCGGTAATACCCTCAAGCCCTTCTATATTTCCTTTTACCCTATCTATTATAGGTCCTATTTCTTCAAAAGCATCTGCTTGAGTTTTTGCAACATCACTGACTTGGGCAAGTGCAGCTAATCTTAATCCTTCCTCACTTTGAGCAAAAGCTGCAGCTTCTGCAGCAGCTTTTTCACTTAATTCTTTAGCTAATGCTATATCTCCTCTTTTTGTCGCTGCAGCAGCTTCTTCTAATAATCCATATGTTTCGCTATTAAGTGAAGCAAAGTTTTTAGTTGCTTCACTCATAGGAACACCTGTTTGAATTAGATCATCTAATAAGTCTTGAACAACAGGTGCAGCTTGCTGTAACGCAGCCTGAGCACCTTCATATGCTTTACTTGCTCCTACTGCACCTCGTCTTTCAGCTAACTGCAGAGAAGCCTGGGTGGCACCAGATTTTTTCCTTTGATTAATCTCATTTTGCATATCCTCTGCATTTTTGCCAGTTAATTTGCTAATAATTGTTAAAGATTTTGCATATTTGGCAGCTTGTTGAATTTGTTGATTAGTTGATAGCCCTTGTAATCTCATACTCCTTTGATTTTGAGCAAGATACTTTACAGTAAATCCTGTTAATTCCTCTGTGCTGTATCCTAACTCTCTAAATCTTACGTCCATTCCAGTATCACGCAGTGCTTGACCAATTGTACCAATTGCCTTTGCTCCGCCGTCAACTCCTCCTGCAAATCTCACAAGGTCTTTACTATTGCTGATAACAAGCTCAGCAAAGCCTGCTAATCCTAATCTAGAATCAGTTACAGATGTCCTTAATTGTATTAGATTACCAGATAATCCACCTCCTACTTTGCTTAGATGTTCAAACGCAGTAATACCTGATTCAAAATAAGATGCAGCATCTGCTCCTACGTTTGCAAGAGATTGAAAAGTACTTCCTAATACAGGAACTGCGCTTGATAGATTTCCAATGCCAGTAATTGTCTGTTGTAAACTTACAGTCCCTTGATTTAAAACTTGTGTAAACGAACCACTTGCACCTTCTAAGCTTTTAGTAAGGCTGTTGACCGATAAACCTGCTTTTTTTGCTTGCTCTAGCAATGTTTCCAATACTTTATCTAGTTCTTCTTGCGTTGGCATAAATATTTTCCTATAAAATTAACTGTTGTATTAATACTATTTATTTGGAGATTTATGGCAAGCTTTCTAGATCAATTTACCCGTCAGCCTAAGATATTTGGAACTTTACCTAGTCAAGGAATCACATATAATGATGAAATAATCAGTGACATGAATGTGACTAGCATTCCTATTTTTGGAATGAATACTATGGATGAATTAATTTTAAAAACACCCGACGCTTTATTTTCAGGTGAAGCTACAACTCTAGTGATTAAGAGTTGCATTCCTTCCATCTTAGATCCCTGGAAAATTTTAACTGCTGATATGGATTATTTGTTGATCGGTGTAAGAATTGCAACATATGGAGATAGATTACCTATTACAACAACATGTCCTAAATGCAAAGAGGAAACTAAGAGCGATCTGCATTTGCCTAGCTTACTAGACAACTATACTTCCCAAGAAGCTGTAGAAAAAATTACATACAACGGATTAGATCTCGATATTGTCCCTTTAACTTATGAAATCTCAACGAAAATATCAAAAGACAACTATCAAATGCAAAGAAGACTGTTACATATTGATGAACAAAAAGATTTACCAGATGAACAAAAAGATCTACAAAAACAAACAATTTACAAAAGTTTATCTATGTTAAATTTTGAGACTGTCTTACATCATGTTTATAGTATAAGTGACGGACAAAATGTAGAAACAGACAAAGAAGAAATTTTTGCTTTCGTCAAAAATTCTGAGATAGGTTTATATAAATTAATAGAAGATGCTACGAATATAATTTCTAAAAAGTTTGCCCTACCTACAGTTGATGTTGCCTGTGCAAGTGAAACATGTAATCACGTCTATAAAAGTGAAACTTCTTTTGATTATTCAAATTTTTTCGAAGTCAGATCTTAAAGCTCGATAGATCTGGCGTAGAACAATTAATTACTAAGCATGAGCAAGATCAAAAAACTATAAAATATAATATGTATAAGATTGGTTGGTACATGCGCGGAAGTTTAAGCTACACTGATTTAATGCGAAATATATCGGTTGACGACAAAGAAATAATGAATACAATTATAAAAGAAAACATTGATCTAAGTGTTCAAGCAAAGATGCCTCTGCTGTAAATTTATTGTTTTATATGAGGAAAAAACTCTTGTAATGTTGACGTAATACGTTCAATGTCTAGATTCCTAACCATTCTAAGGAAAGTGGTTAACTTATCAATTACCCATCTATAGTTTTCAGGAACAAGTGCGAGTAATTCTTTTTGCTTACTTTCTAAGAGTGCTGCTGTTTCTTTTCCTTCTCCAAACGGTGTCATATTGCCAATACCAGAAATTAAAGAACAATCATCCATCAAAGACAACGATGAATAAACTGCAGTTTTACACCAATCTTCAATAGGTTCTTTAAAGTCTGCAGCAGAGAAAACGCTGTTAACAGCTTCTCCAGTCAGATACCCTCCTGCCAAAGCTACAAGTGCGGTTATTATAGCTGCAGCTCCTACAGTTGGAGCTAGACCAACTATAATTGGAGCTAATATACTAACTGTTATATAGCCGCCAGTACCCATAAACAATCCAGTAACTAAACGGTCAGTTAACAGTTCTACTGATTCATCTATTTTTTTTCTAAAATAAGCAATGTCTACTGCTACCGGTCTTCCTGTATACGGACTAATATTGTTTCTGTTAAGTTTTTCACTACAACCATTCAGTTCATAAGCTATTATGTAGCGTCTACTGTAAGTGATTACATCATCAGCAGCAGGAACCGTAATGGCTAATTTGAATAGCCATCCGCCAAACCAACTTTTTGACCATTTTCGTGTTTTTTCTACTGTCTTCCTTTTTGCCTTTTTTAATTTTTCTTTATCTTTTTCTTTTTGTTTTTTATATTTGTCTTTGTCTTGTTGCTGATCTTCATCATTATATTTTTTCTTTTTAGTATCTTTAAAACGCTTTTTTTGGTTTTTATCTTCAGCATTTGCAGTTTTTGTAAGATTCTTTGCTTCAATTTTACCTTCATCACCTACAAATTCTTTATTAATATAATTCTTGTTTTCGATATCATATATTCGATAAACTGGTTGTCCTTTATCAAACGTTAAAGTTTGATGAATTACAAATCTTTCTTCATTTATTATTTGAGATACTAACATATAATTTTATCCAATTACTGTATTTATAATAATGAGCTACGCTCATTAGTGTTTTCGCTTACGCTCTAACACATTTCTTCTAGCATTAATAAATTAGAATCAATTAATGGTTCATGTAGATTGTTTTGGTCAGACGGAACCTGTACAAAGGTTCCAAGTCTTTTAGAAAATGTTTCATGTGAGTTGCATTTGCCGTGACTATGAAGTAGGTGTTTTGTACGACCCCAAGGGCTCCTGCCTTTCCCTTACCTACACCGACATCATGTAAGTTAAACCTACACTATCCTCTGCTTCGTTCCTACCGCTAGAGGTTTTTAGGGGTTATCGTGAGTGAGACGCACCAGTATCCGGTGTTGTGTACAAACAACACCTCAAGATGGATTAGGCAACCCTAATCAAACAATGTCTCGTATATAGCCTTAAGCGCCTGTACAACAGGATTCAAATGCTTCTTTGTTCAATTCAAAGAAGTCATTGTAACCTGTAAGTCTCCAAGTGTTGTTAGCCTTGTCTGTGTAGTCTAAGTGCCTATTGGTTTTGAAGTTTTGTGGTAATTGGTATGCGATATATTTGCCTATTCGGTCAAATTTCATAAAGAGGATGTTCACATCGCCTTGGTCAGCTGCCTCAAGTGTTTGTTGTAGCCAGTTTTCAAGTTGTGGTATGGGGCCTTTAGTGAGTAATTGATGGAAGGGAAACCCTGCATAGTTTTTACACTCTGCATTGAAGTATTTCCAATGGTCAGGAGGAATAATATCTCCTTTATGGGCTCGTATTTGTCCTTCCGTAAGTCTTTCTCGACGATAATTGTTTTTACCGCCAGTAAAAGCACCACTGTCTGGAACTCTTGTAAATGAATTATTATACATTTCAGAGAGATGCTTTGCTATTTCTCTCTCGAACCCTTTGCCTTTTGATTTGCTTTTCGATGGCATACTTCTCGTGGATTTCTTTTTGTCTTTGTTTTGCTAAAGTAATTATCTTTCTTAAAGATCTCCGGCTTGAAGCGTGAGTCCTATGTGATAATTTACGCTCAAACTTCTCATTTTCGACAAAATATTCCATATATGCTTTTGTAAGCAAGTCATGCGTATCGTCAATTATCATACTGCTACCTCTAAATCATTACTGTAAGATGTAAATCCATTTTCCTTAATAACTTTTAACACATGGTTAACTCTTCCAATTAGTTCATCCTTGTGACTAATAAGGAAAACATTTTTTTCTCGTTCTCTACCCATTTTTTTAATTACTGCAAGTGAACCTTCTACTCCTGCAGTGTCCATCCCGCTGTCAATAAGTTCGTCAATGAATAATAAATTAATGTTTTGGTACAAACTCTCCCATACATCACGGAATGCAAAGCTCATACCAAGTATTAATCGATTCCTTTCGCCTCTGCTAAGGTTATCAAAGTCTAAATCCTGCCCAAGCTGGGTAATTTCTACTGCTAGATCGTTTTGGAACGTAACTTGATGTGGTAAACCTAGCCTATCTAGGTAATAAGTAAGCCTATTGTTGAGATATGCAAGATTTTGATCAATAATCTTCTTCCTAATGAACGAATCCTTGTTGGTTAACAACTTTAATAGGAATTCTTGATGCTCTTTATAGTCTGTAAGTGTGTTTACAGTATCCCAAACAATTTCTTGTAGTGCAGTATGAGACAATTCTTCAATTTGTTCTTGGTATGGATCTGTTTCTGCTAAGGTACGTTCTAATGTACTACGTAATTGTCCTACATTTTCTTTATGTTCGTATGCTTCCTTAACAGTATCATAAAAAGTGTCAGGCCTGCCATTAATATCACCAATTTCTATTAATCCTTGTTCAACATCTGTTAATTTTCTTGTGATTTCTGTTTGATATGTAACAGCATCTTCCAGCTCTTTGGACTTTTTATCTACCATTTCCTGTTTTTTGTCTGCATGTAGCGGTTGGTTACATGCATAACATATAGCAGTTTCCAATTCTTCGATATCCTTTTTGACTTTATCAACTGTTTTATCTGCACGAGATAGAGCGCTCTCTAATGTAGCACGTTCCTTGTTTAGTGCTGTAATTGCGTTGTTGTGTTCATTCCAATCAGCGAGTTTTGTGTGTAAGTTTAGCTCGTTTTCAATGTCTAACTCTTCTAATTCGGTAATGCTACGTTGTAATTTACCGATTCCTTTTTCTTTTTGAGCTTTCCAGGCAGATTGTTTTAGTTTTAAGCTATCGATGCTATCTTGTATGTGTTCGTTACTGGTTTGAACTGCTCTAATCCGTGCTTCTTCTTCAGATATAGCTTCTTTGGTACTCCGTACCTGTTCTTTTAGCCGTTCTGCCTTTTCTGATAACAGTGTAATACCTAATAGCTGTTCAATAATCATCCTTTGATCATTCTGTCGCATGTTAAGGAAAGGTTCCGTATAGGTATTAAGTGCAACAACATGTTTAAACATGTCATGACTCATACCAAGTAGCTCATTTATAGCCTCTTGTGTCTTCCTACTGTCTCCTTGGCTCTCGTCTAGGATTTCCTGTTCTTGATTGTTAATATAAAACTTCATTACATTAGGGGATCTACCTCTTTCTATCCTATAGTCAGTATTATTCTTCTCAAAATGTAATGTAACCAGCATTCCCTTACTATTTGTCTTATTAATTAAGTTATTTCTCTTGATATTAGTAAGAGCTTGCCCATATAATGCGTATGATAGTGCATTAATAATAGTAGTTTTGCCTGTTCCATTACGAGATCCAGTATCATCACCACCTTGATCTAAGTTCTCACCTAAAACTAATGTTAATTGTTCTTTGCTAAAATCTATGGCTTGCGTTTGATTACCAACGCTCATAAAGTTTTTAACTGTAAGGTCTTTTATTTTAATTGGCATTATAATTCATTGTAAATGTCTAACAGTGTGTTTTTGTTGAAGTTTTCGCTGTCAATTGCATTAATTTCTTTAGAAACAATTTCATCTACTGTTTCAAACTGGCTAATATCTAGTTCTGTTGATATTTCTTCAATCTGTTTCTGTGGAATAAGCACAATTTCTCTACAATTGTATTGCGATATATATGTTTCTTTGATAAATTGTGCTTCCTCATATGATATCGGTAGGTCTAGTGTAACCCTAAGATACATATTTGGTTTAATTATGTTTGCTTGTGGATCTAATAGCTTACTTAGTGTTGTAGTACGATACTTAGGAGCATCAGACCAATTAATATATTCAGGTGCAAGGTTATTTTCACGATCAAATATCATCATACCACGTTCATCGTCACCTGCATCTGCATAGTTGTGGGGAAATGCATTACCGATATACTGTATCTTACCTTGTTTTTGACGTTTATGGAAGTGACCACTGAACACAAGGTCTTGATTTTTGAAATGCTCAGGACGTAAATCACCATGTTCAGGCATTTTTACCATTGCATTCATATAAAAATGTGGTAATTCAAAGTGTCCAAACATGTATTTTGATTTACATTGCTCAATAAGTTTCCATTCATCGCCTACTAGCCAAGGTACAAGTGCAACATCGTCAATTTCTGTAAATGAGTTAACAAATTCTATACCTTCAATGTGCCTAGCAAAGTCAGTAGAACTTACATCACGCTTATCTTTATAGTATAAATCGTGATTACCTGTAAAAATATAAAAAGTGTCAAATGCTGCACCTAATTTTTCTAAACTACGGAGTGTGGCCTGCATAGTTGTGAGATTTAAACTATTACGATTGTGATGCCAGTCTCCGCAAAAAATTCCAGTATCGCATTTGTTTTCTTGTGCAGTTTTGATAAACCAGTCGATAAAGTTTTCACAATCGTCATTATGTATTTTACTATTACCTTTTAAACCAAAATGTATATCAGTAAATACTGCTGCTTTTTTAAACATAAAAATTTAGAATGTATTGTTTTCTTGGAATTCTTTTTCTCTCTTTAAAGCTACTTCCCATTCGTCATTCGCTTGTCTAGTGTAGCTAGGATTCATATTATTCATTTCCAAAATATCGTCACGGATGTTTTGATTACGTTTTTCTAAATTAATTACCCTAACAAAACTGTTAGTAACTGCGGCTGTATAGTATGCGAATGGATTTTGACTTTTAGATTCGTCAAATTGTAAACCGATCTGTGCTAATTGCAGTATTGCTTGTCCTCTCATTTCATCATTGTAAGTATAACCTCTAACATTACCTCTTGTAGCGTATCTTTCGCAAAGTTTCAACCACATTAAAGCAAGTTTATCAGTAGCTGTACCGTGTGACATAGAAAAACACCCACTATCTAGATCACCAATCCAATGACTTTTTCCAACACAAATTAATTCATTGTTGTCATTAAATTTCCAGTGTTGGAATGGTGGAAAATTTAGTTTTATTTTGGTGTCTGCAATAGATTTTGGATTTTTTTTCCTGCCAGGTTCGTCTGGAATATGGTCATACGTCATTAATCGAAATACTATATTTTGTATTTGTAAATTTGACGGATCGCTAATTGTTATGCCTTTTCGTTTAATTAGATTTTTTTTTGATTCTAATATTAAATCGTCATTTATTTCTGATAATGAGTAGATTATAGAATCAAACTCGTTATAAATTATATTAGTAAAACTGCAAAATGTAGTTTTACTTTTATGAATTTCGCTTAAAATATCTCGATTATTTAGATAATTTTGTTTTTTCATTTATTCTCCAAATGTTTATACAATTATAATATACATGGTTTAAAAAGTCAATAAATACTTTAAAAGGATGTACTATGGCTATCACTAACAGAATTCCAACGCCTTCAGAGGCAATACAATCAGCTTCAAAAGCTACAAATGCTGCAGGTGCAAATCCAGTTTCTTCTGTAGAAGCTTCATTAGGAAGCGGAGATTTTAATCTAGGTGCTACTTTACAAAATGCAAAAAACTCAATTACAAGTAGTATTTCTGCATCTGCGGCAAACTTTTCAGCAAGTATTAGGAAAACATTGGGATTACCAGCAGGTGGAGAACCCCAAAAACCAGCCGAAGGTAATGAAGCAACATGGGCAGATAAAGCCTCTGTCGATGTTGATTGGAGAGTAAGACTGTCAATTGCACCAGGATATAAACGTCTTTTTACAAATCCTTTGCAAAAGTCAGATGATAATTTAATTTTTCCATTAACACCTACTATAATGATTAATCATTCAGCATCTTATACACCTATTAAACCCATACATAGTAATTATCCTTTTTATGCATATCAAAATTCTGCATTAGAAAATATAACTATTACAGGCGAGTTTCCGGTTGAAAATGAAGAAGATGGAAAATATTGGATAGCTGCAACGCATTATCTTCGGGCAGTATCTAAAATGGCATATGGAAATACAGAAAATGTTGGTTCACCTCCGCCTGTTATTAAGTTAAATGGATATGGTGATTATGTTTTTAAAGATGTTCCGGTAGTTGTAACAAATTTTAACTATGAATTAGCTAATGACATCGACTATATTAGGGTAGAAGGAATACAAGGCGGAAAAGAAGGAACATATGTTCCGACAAGAAGTACAATATCTGTAACTTTAATTCCAATGTATAGTCGACGGCAAGTGAAAAAGTTTAGTTTACAAGCATTTGTTGCAGGTCGATATGTATCAGGTCCTATGAAAGGAATGTTATAATGAATAGGAATTCTCCTTGGGCTAAGACAGAATTAGTTGATGATTGGTATTTAGATATTTTATCCATACGTTCTGTGCCAGCAGAAGATGATGATGTTTTGTATACGATTCCAAATCATTACATTCATCGTCCTGATTTGCTTGCTTACGATTTATACGGAGATAAAAATTTATGGTGGGTATTTGCACAAAGAAACATGGATATTATACAAGATCCTGTATACGATATTGAACCTGGTGTTAAAATTAGGTTACCTAAAGGTTCTAACTTAAAAAAATTTTTAGGATAAATTATGCCAAAAGGTACAACGCAAGTAACAGTTTCAAAAAATGCAGACCCAGGTGCAGATAACCCAGATTCTAATGATAACAGGGCAAAAAATGATTTAAATTCTGCCGAACTATCAGCTGAAGATATTGAATTCCCATTTGCAAATGAATTAGATGATTATGTAAGTTATAATTACGTTTTTACATTGAGTTGTTTAACAAAGAATGAGTGTGCTGCTCCTGATGACACATATCGCAAAACTGATCCTAAGATTGTAATTTTACGTTCTGGAGGAGGTGTAGACGGCGTTGCTACTGAACCTGAACAATCCTTAGGCTCAGTAGAATATTTTATTGATAATGTAGAAGTCCAAAGCTTAATTACTCCTAATAAAAAAACAAAACAAACAAATGCTACAAGTATAACATTTGATGTAATTGAACCATATAGCATGGGTCTTTTTTTACAAGAACTTAAAGTAGCAGCATTAACAGCTGGATATACAAATTACATTGAATCACCTTTTCTTTTAACAGTAGAATTTAAAGGATGGGATGATGATGGAAATTATTTAGAAAAAAAACATTTGCGTAGAATGTGGCCTATGAAATTAGTTTCAGTGAATTTTGCAGTTAATGAAGGAGGAAGCACTTATAATGTTGAAGCTATACCTTGGGGAGAACAAGCAACACTTGATCAAGTTCAAAGTTTAAAAACCGATATAAAACTTATAGGAAAAACAGTAAAAGAATTGTTGCAAACAGGACTTTACAGTTTATCTACGATATTGAATTCTAGAGAACAAGAAAAAAGGCGTGCAAAAGAAATTAAAACACCTGACGAATATGTAATTTTGTTTCCGACAAATCCTAAAGATAAAATTTTTACTAAAAATGATTTAGCTAGTAATGCAGGAGCAGATAGTGTCATCAGTTTGCGTACTGACTTAGCAGTTTCTAAACTAGATTTATACAAACAATCTATAAACAGTTTTAATAATTCTCCTAGTTGGTTTGATTCAGAATTAGATGATATTGAAAAAACGATTTTAGGAGTTATGGTTAGAAGAAGTTATTTAGGCGAAATAGCAAGAAATTTCGCGGATAACAAAAATAATAATAACGATATAGGAAGAGCAAAGCTTGTAGATGATTTGCTAGACGGTACAAAAAAACCATTTGGTAGACCAAGATTTGTAGAATTAGATGACAAAGATGGCATATTTGAAAGAGGGCAATTACAAATAAGCGATAATTTAACAACATTAACATTTAAAGCTGGAACAACAATACAAGATGTTATTGAAGAAGTAATTTTACTAAGTGAATATGGGACTAGGATAGGGAGCGCAACTCCTGATGCTAATGGTATGATACCATGGTTTAGGATAGATACTGAGGTTTATGATTTAGATGATCCTGTAGTTGAAACACAAACAGGTAGACCCCCTAGGATTTATGTTTTTCGAGTCGTTACTTTTTTAACTCATTTGAGTAGATATGCATCAGTAACTCAAACGAGTTCTACAAATACGTTAAAAAAACAGTGTGTAAAAGAGTACAATTACATTTATACTGGTAAAAATGATGCAATTATTGATTTTGATATAACATACAATAGGGCTTTTCATCAAGCTAGTACGCCTTTTGGAGGAAGAAACAAAGGAACTGTTTTAGATGCGAATGCTAGTAGGAGAGCTGGATCTGAAAATATTCCTAAAGCATTGCCTTCTTCAGGTGAAAAAACAAAGTCTAAGTCAGGATATACATCTAATGAAGAAAGTTTTAAACCTGGAACAGGATCGGAAGGTGGAGGACAGTATGATAAAATTGCAAATGTTGTTGCAAGAGATTTTAATGATGCAATATTAAATAGTACAACTGATTTAATGAGTACAAGTTTGGTTATTTGGGGGGATCCGTATTACATAATTGATAGTGGTTTTGGAAATTATTTTGCTATACCGCATAAAAAGTATATAAATTTGAATAAAGACGGGTCTATGAATTATCAAGATAGTGAGGTTCATGTTATTATAAATTTTAGAACCCCTTTTGATTATCCCCATGCAAAAAATGGTACAGATTGGGATACGGAAGGATTTATGGATTTTTATGCAGACGGTTCGTATAGTCCGTCTGCATTTAGTGGAATTTATCAAGTTACTGGAGTAACAAATAATTTTGCTGAAGGAAAGTTTACTCAAAAATTAGCTATGATAAGAATTAGGAATCAAGAAGGTGTTGATACAAATAATAAAGCAGATCCAAAGAAAGGTGTTGCTAGGACAGTAATATCGAATGAAGATTTAAATCGTGCTGCAGGCAATGCAGGTGGAGGAGCATAGTGGCATCTACAACCCCTAGAGGACAATTTTCGAGAGGAGCGAAGCCTGTATGGATGAAGGGAGTCGGACCTTATTTGGGCAGGGTGGCTAATCATTTAGATACAGAGTATATGGGGACTATTGAAGTCGAAATTTTAAAAACTACCGAATCAGGTAGTCCTACTGAATCTAGTGGATATTACATTCCATGTACATATGTAAGTCCTTTTTTAGGTCAAACTCCAAGGAAAGGTGTACAAGAAACAGACAAATTTGATTATACACAAAAAAGTTATGGATTTTGGGCTGTTCCTCCTGACGTAGATACTAAAGTTTTGGTATTAATGGCTGAAAATAATTTTGGTTTTGGGTTTTGGATAGGATGTGTTCAAGATAAATTCATGAATTTTATGATGCCTGGTAATGCATCAACTTCTTATAGTAGTCAACCGGGTGGAGGAAAAGGTGGAGGAGGTGGAAAGTATGCAAATAAGATTGTACCAGTAGGTGAATATAATAAAGTTATAACAAAAGGTACAGGCAATGATCCTACACAATATTATAAACCAGTTGATACACGGCATGCAGACATTTTAGAAAAACAAGGTTTAACTAAATGGTCAGAAAGTATAGTTGATCAAACTAGGGGAACAACTACTTCGAGCGCAAGGCGTGAAGTTCCTAGTATGGTAGTTGGAATAAGTAGTCCAGGTCATCCTGACAGGAAAGGACCTAAAGTACAGTATGGAGAAAAGTTTGGACAAACAAATGTACCGTTTAGTAGATTAGGTGGCACAAGTTTTGTAATGGATGACGGAGATGAAAAAATTCTTCGTAAAAAACCTGCAAACACCGATCCTCCAGAATATGCTTATGTAGAAAAAAAACAATTTGATGGAGATGTAACATTACCTCATAATGAATTAACAAGATGGCGCACTCGCACAGGACATCAGATTGTAATGCACAATACTGAAGATTTAATTTATATTATTAATGCTCAAGGTAATGCTTGGATAGAATTAACAAGTAATGGAAAAATTGATATTTACACAGATGACAGTGTAAGTATTCATTCAGAAACTGATTTTAATTTAAAAGCAAATAGAGATATTAACTTAGAAGCCTCAGGTAATGTTAATATTAAAGCTAGAGAACAAATGCGTATAGAGTCTGGTAATGCTACGCATTGGAAAGTAGGAACAGCAGAAGTTAAAAAAGATCCTGCATTAAGGCCAGAATTAGGCATTAAAAATGAAGACGGTACATGGAAATGGAATAGTTTTGAGGATTTACCAACAGTAGAACAACCCGGTGACAATTTGTATATAGATGTAAGTAGAGATGTTTATTGGAAGGTAGGTACCCATCCTAAATTAGGAGATTTTAAATTAGAAGTATCTCAAGACGGACATGCAACATTTGATAGAGATTTCTTTTTGCTTGCAAAAGAAAATATCCATCAGCATTCTAATCAAGCAACATTCCATCTTGCCGATACCACTTTTGATCAAAAAGCAGGTGATAAGTTTTTTCAAGAATCTGCATCAGATATGAATTTAAAATCTGGAGCAAATATGAAAATTTTAGCTAGCTCAAATGCAGTTGTCAAAGCATCAAATAATTTTATAACTGCAAGTGCAGCTAATCATATTAAAGCAGGAGGCACAAATTATGTTACAGCAGGAGGAACTAATGAATATAATGCACCTGTTAATAATATGAGCCAAATCCAAAATTTCGGAAGCGGATCTGCTACAGGGTCTGACGGAGCATCTGCGGATTCAGCTACAGATGCGCAAGATGCGTTATTACCAGAATGTGCTCATCATGCTTATATACCAATTAGAATACCTATGCATGAGCCATATTTAAGTCATGAAAATTTAAAGCCGCAAGTTTTTTATCCAGACAAAACAGATAGTACAAATTCTATAAATGATGCATGCGAATTTGCAATAAAATATGAACAAGAAGAAATTAAAACACCTTTAATATTTAAAGGTGGTGCTCAAGAGGACACATTTAGGAAAGGTAGGTAATGTTTAAAGATAGGTCTATTTATCAAGAAGTTAATGTAAAAAGTAAAAATAGTACAAAAAATTTTACTTCTGGAACAAAAATTTACAGAGGTATAAGCACAGCTAATCCTGAAAACACAAATATCGTATTATACGATATAGCATTAATTAAGCAAGATATAATTAATCATTTTCATATAAGACAAGGCGAATGCTTGAGTGATTTACAATTTGGAACAATAGTGTGGGATGTTTTATTTGAACCTGTTACTCCAACATTGCGTAATTTAATAATTGAAAATGTAAATGATATAATTAATAGCGATCCTAGAGTTTCGGTAAGTTCAGTTGTAATAGATGAGTATGAATCCGGCATACAAATCGAGTGTAATTTAGTGTACTTGCCTTACAATATTCAAGAAAGTATGCAACTAAATTTTGACAGAAATATAGGTTTTTTAGCGAATTAAAAGGGTATTTTAAGTTGAAATAAATATTAGATATAAGATATATAAGGAATAGTTTATGGCATCTACTGATAGACAAAATAGATTGTTAGTAGCTGAAGATTGGAAGAGAATTTATCAAACTTATCAAACAGCAGATTTTCAAAGTTATGATTTTGAAAGTTTAAAGAGAGTTATGATAAGTTATTTAAGAGAAAATTACCCTGAAGACTTTAATGATTATATTCAAAGCTCAGAGTATATTGCCTTAATTGATTTAATAGCTTATTTGGGACAAAATTTGTCATTTAGAGTTGATTTAAATGCAAGAGAAAATTTTCTTGAATTAGCTGAAAGACGAGAAAGTATTTTACGATTAGCTAGATTGTTAAGTTATAATCCCAAAAGGAACGTAGGTGCTAATGGATTATTAAAAATAACAAGTGTTAGAACAACAGAAACTGTTACAGACTCAAACAATTTATCATTGCGTAATCAGAATATTGTATGGAACGATCCTAGTAATCCTAATTGGTATGAGCAATTTATAAAAGTATGTAATTTAGCATTTGATAACATAAATTTGTTTGGCTCACCGTTAAAGAACGAAATGATAACAGGTATAGATACATCTATATATAGGATTAATAGTCCTGATTTAGGAGTTTTACCTGTGTTTACAATTTCAAAAACATTAGACGGGTCAAGCTATGATTTCGAAATTGTTCCAGCAGATATTAATGGAAGTATAGCTGAAGATGCACCGGCACCGGGCAATAAATTTAAAATATTGTACAGAGAAGATGGTGTTGGACCTAATAGTCCGAATACAGGTTTTTTTTGTCTATTTAAACAAGGAACAATGGATTATGGCGATTTTGAAGTTGTAACTCCTAGTCAAAATCAATTAGTAACTGTAGATGCAATTAATGTTAACAACGATGATGTTTGGTTATACAGTCTTTCAAACAATACGGATTTAGATACTTTATGGACTAAGGTAGATTCAATAGAAGGTAATAATATAATTTACAATGATGTTGCAAAAAATATTCGTACTATCTATGGAGTTTTAACCAGGGTAAATGATAGGATAAGTTTGATATTTTCTGATGGAATTTTTGGAGATTTGCCAAAAGGAAATTTTAGAATTTATTATAGGACAAGTAGGAATCAAAATTTAGTAATAACACCTAGAGATATGCTAGGAATTGGTTTAGATATAGAATATATTAGTGCAAGTAATAAGTTAGAAACTTTATCTTTAGTATTAGAATTACAGTATACAGTTAATAATAGTTCAGTTAGCGAAGGTAATGAATCTATTAGGAAATTAGCTCCTATGAGTTATTATACTCAGAATAGATTAATTACTGCAGAAGATTATCAAATAGGCCCTCTATTGTCTAATAATCAAATTATTAAAGCAAAAAGTATTAACAGAATATCTAGTGGTATATCTAGATATTTTGATTTGACAGATGCAACAGGTGCTTATAGTAAAACAAATGTCTATGGTACAGATGGTATACTATATCAAGAATCTTTTGTAGATAAGATTTCATTTAATTATAGAAATTTGACAGAAATTGAAAATGTTTTATATAATATAATTGATCCATTACTTAAAACTCAAAAAATAAAAAATTATTATTATGCTAATGTTACAAGAATACCTTATGTTGATCAAGGCATAAAATGGGTTTCAGTAACAAACAATATAAATTTAAATACTGGGTATTTAGAGAATGAAGCTAATATAAAACAAGTAATAGGCCAAAGCACTACATCAATTTTGCAGTTTATAAAAATTAATACGCATATTAAATTTTTTGCTCCTGCTGGATATTATTTTAATGCCAACAGAGAATTAGTACCTGGAGATGCAAATGTCCCTAATTCAACTACATATTTTTGGGTAAAAGTAGTAGGAACGTTTAATGATGGAACAGAATTAAATGAAGACGGTAGTGGACCTATATATTTCAATGATAGTATACCAACCGGAGCATTATTAGGCGAAATACGACCATTTCTATCAAAAGCAATTAGTGACGATGTAAAAACTGAAATGATAGATCAAATAACAGCTAATAAATTATTTGGCTTAAGATATGATCGTGTATTAGATCAATGGTTAATCGTTCTTGAAGAAAATTTAAATTTAGATAAACCTTTTAGTTTAGGTAAATCTGGAGATAGCACAGGGCAGAAATTAGATTCAAGTTGGTTGCTAAAATTTTCAACCGACTTAGTATCTTATACTGTAGAGTATAGAGCTAGTAGGTTTATATTTGAAAGTAAAAAAGAAGTTAATTTTTATTTTGACAAATCTGATAAAATTTACAATTCTGTAAACGGTGAAACAACAAAAGATAAGATTTCAATTATGTCAATTAATACTAAACCTATAACAGCTACTGATAATTTACAGTCATTTACAAAAGATTACGATTGGGCTATAACAGATAATTATAGAGATCAATTAGGATATATAACCAGTAAAAAAATTATAGTAGATTTTTTTGATAGTGATGATGATGGTATATCAGATGATGAAGATTTATTCCAAGAAATTGTAGGACCTAGCGTAGATAATGAACCGTTTACTTTTATTTTTCTAAAGAAAATAATTACAAAAAACGGTGTTGAAACATATAATTATGTTTCAAATGACGAACTTAATATAATAATAAAAAAGGGACTAGTGTATACAGGACCTCTAAGCCAATACTTAGATGGACAAATTGTTTACTTTGTATCTGAAAATATTTTTCAGATTTTTAATAAAAGCATAAATTCGTTTTCTATAACTAATGATTACAAAGGATTTATAGGTAGAGATAAATTACAATTTAGATATTTACACGCGGCAGATTATAGTAATAGAATAGATCCAAGTATTAGTAATATTATTGATGTATATTTATTAACAAAATCTTATGACGATGATTTTAGAGATTATATCTCAGGAAAAATAGAGAACGAACCATTGCCGATGTCTTCTACTGATTTATATCTAAATTTTAATGGACCATTAGAAAGGATAAAATCTGTTACAGATCAAATAATTTATCATTCTGCTCGATATAGAGTACTTTTTGGCAGCCAAGCCCATTCCGATTTACAAGGAATTTTTAAGATAATTAAAAATGTTAATCAAGTACTCAATGATAATGATATAAAAGCAAAAGTGATTACTATTATTAATCAATTTTTTAGTATAGAAAATTGGTCATTTGGTGACACATTTTACATGTCTGAATTAACTGCATATGTAATGACGGAAATGGCCCCCGATATTTCATCTATAATTTTAACTCCGAGATCTCCAAATTTGTCTTTTGGAAGTTTATATGAGATAAGAGCTGAAGATAATGAAATATTAATTAGCGGAGCAACAGTAGCTGATGTTGAGATTATTGAAGAAATCAATGCAGAATCTTTAAATGGTGGTACAATTTCTAATTCAACAATTTCACAAAATAGAATTATAACCCAATAAAAAGGAAAATTTTAGATGGCTTTTACAAATGATCAAACAGAACCAAGTCTTCCTGCAGATAGTTCTCAACCAAGGAAGTCGGTAAATCATTTACCAAAATATTTTAGGACAGAATACAATCAAAAATTTCTATCTACAACATTAGATCAAATGATTCAGCCAGGTAAAGTTGAGCAACTTAATGGTTTTTATGGTAGAAGAACAGCAAGAGCTTTTGATTATAACAAAGATATATATGTAAAAGATATAACACAAGAAAGGCAAGATTATCAATTAGAACCAGTTATTGTTCAAAAAGATGAATTAAATAATCTGAACTATTATGCAGATTATGTAGATTTTATAAATTCATTGAAAATTAAGAATGGATCAGTAGTTGATCATAATGTAATTAATGGCCAAGAATATTATGCATGGAATCCGCATATAGACTGGGATAAATTTGTAAATTTTAGAAATTATTATTGGTTACCTAACGGACCAGTTACCTTAACAGTTGCAGGGCAAGAAAAAGAAGTTGAAAGCGAATATACTATTAGATTACAAGATAATGCAGATAATTTTACATATATTTTTACACCAGATGGGTTAACGAATAATCCTACTATTACTCTTTATAGAGGACAAACTTATGTGTTTGATATCGATACTACTAATTATCCAATAGCATTTGTTACAAGGAAAACCTTTACACCAGGAAAAGAATATAATGAACCTACAGAGAATACATCATTAATCTACACAAATGGTTTAGTAAAAAAAGATGAAAATGGATTGATTACAGATGAACCTTTTTTATCAAAAGGTATAATTGAGTTTACTATTCCAGACAATGCTCCTGATGTTTTATATTACATATCAAAAGATGATCCTAATTTATCAGGCACAATAAAAATTTATGATATTATAGAAAATACAGCGATAAATGTTGAAAAAGAAGTAATTGGTAAAAAAAATTATAAAACAAGTTCGGGTTGGAAGTTTTCTAATGGTATGAAAGTTGAATTTGCTGGTAATGTTTTTCCAGCAATATATGGCGAAGGAGAATGGTATGTAGAAGGAGTTGGAACTGCAATTAAATTAATTAATACAAAAGATTTAGAATTAAATTCATTATTTGTAGAGGACATTGAAGTAGAATTTGATAATAAAGGTTTTGATGACATGCCTTTTGACGAAGCTCTAGGTTATCCTGTAAAAAAAGATTATATTGTAATTAATAAAGCAAGTAATGATGGAAACTTATGGAGCAAATATAATCGTTGGTTTCATATAGATGTTATAGAAAAATCGTTAGAAATAAATCAGCAAATTCCTAGTGTAGATCAATCTTTAAGAGCAAATAGACCTATAATTGAATTTGAACCAAATATTAAATTATATCAATTTGGAACACAAACAAAGCAAAATGTAAATTTGGTTGACACAATTACTAAAGATGTTTTTTCTACAATTGAAGGTAGTATAGGTTATAATATAGATGGTATTGATTTGACAGAAGGTATGAGAATTTTGTTTTTAAATGATAATGACATATTTGTTAAAAATAAAATTTTTAAAGTTTTTTTTGTAAACATTAAGAATAATATTCAAATAACATTAAAGGAAGAAACAGATGCAGTACCTTTATTAAATGAAAATGTTTTAATAACCCAGGGTAATCAAAATAAAGGAAAATACTTTTACTACGATGGCGAAACATGGCACAAAGGTCAAGAAAAGTATAGTTTAAATCAATCTCCTCTTTTTGATATGTATGATGAAGAGGATGTTTGGTTAAAAGATCTGTTAAAGTATCAATATAGTCAATTTATTGGAAATAGAATATTTTCGTATGCTGTAGGACAAGGTAATAATGATAGTGTATTAGGATTTCCATTAAAATATCAAAATATAGAGAATAGTGGAGATATTGTTTTTAATTTTGATTTGTTGAATAGTGAATTTTCGTATTATGATAATAATAGTGTGAAAATTTATAAAACAGATATTGCATTTTTAAGAAAGTACTATGATAAAGATAATTATGAATTAATAAATGGATGGGAAAAGGCAAATACGTTTAGTCAGCAAGATGTAATTTTGCAGTTATTGTCTACTAATGATAATATGTATGCACTGGATATGTATGAGTCAATAGATTTAAATGATTTTAGGATAAAAGTATTTGTAGATAATAGATTGCAAGTAGAAAATGTGGATTACCAACTAATAACTAACGATAATAATGATTATTTTCTCACATTTATAAAACAATTACCGCTAAACAGTAATATTGTTTTTAAAACAAGATCTAGTAAACCTAAGACTGCTAGCGGTTTTTATGAAATACCGGCTAGTTTAGAAAAAAATCCTAGTAATGATAATTTGTATCAATTTACTTTAGGAGAAGTAAATGATCATGTAGGTTCTATTGTAGAAGAACTTACTACTTTTACAGGAAATTTTCCAGGTATAGGAAATTTACGAGATTTAGGAAATTTATCAAGTTATGGTAAAAAATTTTTAAAGCATTCGGCATTATACAATTTGTATTCTTATCATATTTTAGATAAGCAAGCTAACGTTATGGATGCTATTAGTTTTGCTCAAAAAGAATACTCTAAATTTAAAAGATTATTTTTACAAACTATTTCAACCATTGGGTTTCAAGGAGAAACGCAACAGACATTTGAAAAAGTTTTAGAAGAAATTGTAAAAGGCAAATCAAAAGATTTGCCTTATTATTTTAGTGATATGATTCCTTATACAGGTAAAAAAATAAATTCTAATTTGATTGTTGATGTAGATCAACAATTTTTTCCTTTAAGTTCAGATTTTAATTTAGATACTCCTTCAAATAGAGCAGTTTTGGTTTACAAAAATGAAATTTTACTTTTGTACGGAGTTGATTATGATTTCTCTAATCCAGGATTTGTACGTGTATTTGGAAATAAAGAAGTAAATGATGTTATAGATGTTTATGAGTTTGAGAATACGTTTGGAAGCTTCGTTCCCCAAACTCCTACAAAACTTGGCTTATTTCCTAAATATGCTCCTCGAATTTATATAGATGACAGTGTTGTAAGTAAGCAGGCAGATAGCAGCAGTGGTCCATTTAAAATTTATGGATATACTAAAAAGGAAGGATTAGGCTGGTATCATCCAATTTTTACGGATTATGCAGCAGCTAAAGAATATGACAAAAATAATAGCGGAAATGGGGAAGTATCTTTAGTAAAATTTGATGATGTTCCTACAGTTTTTTACATGCCTATGTCAAGTAAAATAATTAGTATGAATGATACTGAAAAATTTGAATCATGGCACCAAGACACAGTTATTATTCAAGGCCATGATGGTAGTAAAATTTTAGCCTTTAAAGATTATAGAGATACTTTAATTTTAGAATTAGAAACACGAATTTATAATAATATTAAAGTAAATTACGATAGTGACTTGTTTGATCTACATAAAATTTTACCAAGTTTTTACAGGAAAAACTTGATAAAAAAAGAAAATTTATATAATGCAATGTTAAATGATTTTGTAAATTGGACAAAATTAATTAATATAGAATATTCCCCGCACTTATATTTTGATTTAACTAATCCTTATACATATAATTATGCAAGCTCTTTTCTTGAAAATGGACAACGAAGTCCAGGTTGGTGGAGAGCTATTTATGAATATGTTTATGATACAGATAGGCCTCATACTCATCCCTGGGAAATGTTAGGATTCACAGGAAAACCAGACTGGTGGGATGCCGAATACGGCGTTGGACCTTATACAAACAATAATTTACCTTTGTGGCAAGATTTAGAAAATGGAATTATTAGAAAGCCTTTTTTTAAAATAGATGCAAGATTTTCTAGACCAGGATTAAGCAAAATTATTCCTGTAGATCAAAATGGTAAATTACTCAATCCTGCTTTTGCAAATGTTATTAAACAATATAACAGGCAAGAAATGCAAGAAAATTTTAAATTTGGAGACGGTGGTCCTGTTGAGACGGCTTGGAAAAGAACTAGTGAATATCCTTTTAGTTTGTTAAAAGCATCTATTTTGCTGCAACCTGCTTATGTTTTTTCAGGTAGTTTTGATAGGATACAACAAAAAAGAAATATTGCAGGACAAATAATTTATAATGTAAGTAAAAATCATATACAGTTGTCTAGCTTACAGTTTCCAGATGAAGTATCAAATATGTTTGCAAGTGGGTTGATAAATTACATTGTAGAATATCAAAATAAACATTTTCTAAATAGGTTTAATGAGTATGTTAATATTGTAAAAAATTTAAAAAATCAGTTAGGATTTAAAGTAGGCGGCTTTACTGATAAAAGTAAATTTAAATTAATATTAGATAGTAGATCACCGCTTAATAAAGGTAATGTATTTGTTCCTGATGAAAATTATGATGTTTATTTGAATACAAGTTTTCCAATAAATGAATTTGTTTACAGTGGAGTAATGATTCAAAAAGAGTCTAATGGATTTGTTATTAAAGGATATGATGAAAATTTTTCTAAATTTCCTTATTATAAACCTTATACAAAGAGTAGCAATGCAACATTCAATGTAGGAGGAATAAGCGAAACATTTGTTACATGGGATTCCGGAAAAACATATGCAAAAGACACTATAGTCAAGGTAGATACTGTATATTATAGAACAAAAATTACTCATGTAAGTGGAGATAATTTTGACACTTCAAAATTTGCAAAATTACCAAGGTTACCGATAATTGGCGGAGCTGTAGCAAAGTATAGACACATTTATGATGGTTTTTTAAGTTATTTAGAGTATGGAACTCTGTTAACAGGAGTACAAGATGTTGTTGATTTTTTGTTTGGTTATGGTCATTATTTAGAAACTGTAGGATTTAAATTTGAAAAATTTTTAGCAAATACTACAGAGATATCAGATTGGGTATATAGCATCAAGCAATTTTTGTTTTGGACAACACAAAATTGGGGCGAAGGATCGATTATAACATTAAGTCCGGCTGCTGATGAAGTAAAGTTTCAAAATGATTATGCAGTTGTAGGCAATACCTTAGAATCATCTATAGGATTTAGTGTTCTTAAAGCTGACGGAACGGTAATTCCTAAAGAAAACTGTAAATTTTTTAGAGATACAGATAATAGTTTTTCAGTTAAGGTTGTAAATTATACTGGAGGTATTTATTTTATTAAAATTCCGTTAGTTACAAAAGAGCACATTGTTTTAATTGATAATACAACAATTTTTAATGATATAATTTATGATCCTACTCCTGGCTATAGGCAAGAAAGGATAAAAGTAGCTGGCTATAGAACAGCAAATTGGAATGGATCTTTAAATATTCCTGGATTTTTTTATGACACAGCAACCGTCAAAAATTGGACTGTGTATACAGATTATAATGCAGGTGATGTTGTTAAATTTAAAGAATTTTATTATACTGCTAAACAAAAAATATTTGGAAGCGATAAATTTGAATTTAATAGGTGGAAAAGATTAGCTGAACCACCGCAAGCGAAATTATATTCTAATTTTGATTATAAAATAGAGCAATTTAAAGATTTTTATGATTTAGATAGCGATAATCTTGATACAAATCAACAAAAGATAGCACAACATTTAATAGGTTATCAGAAACGGAAATATTTAGAAAATATTATTAATAGCGATGTTAGTCAATATAAATTTTATCAAGGCTACATACAGGAAAAAGGTACTAAAAATGCATTGACAAAATTATTTGATGTTTTAGCAAGCTCTAGTAAAGATAGTTTAGAATTTTATGAAGAATGGGGTGTAAGAGTTGGACATTACGGTGGTACTGAAATTTTTGATGAATTTGATTATATTCTAAAAGAGAATGATTTTAATTTAAAACCACAACCTGTTGTATTAACAAACACAACTTCTAAAAATATAGATTATATAAATCGCATAAAAAAGTATGAAACGTACAATTTTCCACCTAATTATGATCATAACCCATTTCCTGTGTTAGATAAAGAAAAAATTGATTACAAAACTTCGGGATATGTTTTTTCTGATGATGTTCATCATGTTAAAATTGATTACTTAGATTTACTACAAGAAGACATAACTTTATATAATTTAAATGATATTATCTGGATAGGTAATACTATAAAAAATGATTGGTCTGTTTATCAAGTTTCAAAGTATAAAAGAAGTATTGTGCAAGTAATTGAAGGTGAGGTTTATACAGAACTACATCTAGATGGTATGGCGGATGATTTAAATGTTGATGATATTATAGGAATATACGAAATCAACAGCATAGAATTAGGAATTTCAACAGTTTTTGAAACAAGTAAATTAACAGGTTTTTTTGTAATAAAACAAATAGATAAATCTGTAATCTCAATTGATGTACCTGTTGAATTAAAAAGTGCTATAAATTACGATAAGTTACAAATATGCAAAGGTATAATTGTAAATTTACAATCTCTCAGGGTAAATGCTTTAGACTCTGCAGCTTCGTTTAGTATAAAAAATCCTCAGCTTACTCGTTTGTGGTTAGATGACGATGGGCAAGGAAATTGGAAGGTTTTAGAAAAGGGTAGCAACTTTGTGGAGAAACATGTTATTTCTAATCCAATTATTGATTTTAACACAAACTTTGGTGTTTCTGTAGCTACAAATAGTAAAAACACTGTAATGATTGTAGGAGCACCTAACGATGGTGATGGAAAAGTTTATTTGTATAAACGAGATAGTTATGCAAGTAAATGGAAATTTTTAGACGTATTTGAGCCTGATGCTCCTACTAAAGAAGAAGTGATTGTATTACCAATAAATGGGCAGACTATCTTCGAGATAGAAACAAATTTAGTACAACATATTAAACAAATATATGTAAATTCATTAAAAGTAAATAGCACCGAGTATACATTAAATTTAAATGCAAATCAAGTTGTGTTTGCTAATGTAATACCAAAAGATACTCAAGTTATTTTTGATTTTAATTCTCATACAATTCCTTATCGATTTGGATCAAGCATAGACATTGCAGAAGATGGAAATTTTTTAATTATCGGAGCACCTGATGCATCAAATGTTCTAACAAGGTATGAAGGAGATTTTGATAATTATACTGCTTACAATGCTGGATCAATTGTAAAATACAATGGTTTATATTGGGAAGCCAGCGTTGACATTTCTCCAGGTACTAGTGCATATACTTTCGAAAGTTTTTTTAGTGTAAGTAATTTCTTAGCAGAAAATAATTTAGATACAGAAAATAGTCCTACGATTAGTATTTTGCTGACTGGAAATTATCCTTTCACTTATCAACAAGGAGAAGATCCTATAATTACAGATCATTTTTTAGTAAGATTAAAACAAGAAATGTATGACGGAATTGCAAAAAATGATGAAATTATTTTGAAATGGAATAAGTTAACTAATGCAAATCAAACACAAATAGATCTTACTGCTACAGAACCTTTTGAAGGTAACCTAACATTTGTAAATGATGATACACTATTATGGAGTGATGTTATATCAAGAAGACACACTGTCCAAGAAAAAGTTGATCTTATTGTACAAATTGATAATGCATTGTTTACTCCTCAAGTAGGAGATACAGTAACATCGACAACAGGTATAGGAACAATAGTTTACATATATAGAGAAACTCCTACTAGTAATAATTTTTTAATTTATATTAATGATGTTAGGGGATATTTTGAAACACTAAGTTATTTAGAAATTGATACAATTCTTTTAGGCGACTATCAAACTGTCACTCCTGCAGATAGCATGGACAGTTATTTTGGCGGTTATGCAATGATTTCCGTTGATGAATACTACTTATATCTTACTAATAGCGATGCGGCAAAAGGTCTCGTAATAACTGAAACAATCACTGACAGCAGTGATAGTGATCTTTATTTTTATAATATATTAGATTATCCTAACAATAGTTTAATTACAATCTTGAGTTACAAAGGAACTGAGATTATAGGCTCAGGAACGTATGCTGATATAGATTCAGAATTACGTTATATTGGTATTAGAGCACCTCAAGAATTAAGTAATACACTAAATGTAGGCGACGGTTTTTCTTTTTATTATAATCAGCTTAAAAAAACAGTTACTTTCCTAAAGGTTAGAAATACAAGATTTACGTTTCCTCCTGTTGTTGAAAAAGGAGAAATTATCACACAAAAAAATACTAAAGCTTATGCAACGGTTTTCAGCTCTGAAGTATTAGAAGATCCAGATAGTGTCATTGCAGGGTCTTTTATTTTACAAGTACAATTTTTAAGTCAAAACGAAAATGGACCAGTATTCGATTTTATAAATGAACTAGTAGGAAGTGTAAGTGGAGAATTATTTTGTCGACCAATTGCTAATCCAGTCGAAGACATATATACTTCTATTCAAGAAATTGGAATACAAGAACCCGATCAATTGAATGTTAATGATAATAGTAAAATTGTTTGGAATATATGGGATGGTTTTATTGATTATAACGAAAATAGATTTAGCGAAGAAGGATTACCTTATCAGCCTTATCCAAAATATTATGAAGACGGAACTGGATTTTTCCTAACAGATGCAGGACGTTCGGGGCAAATAATAAGAGAAAAAGGAACAACAAATACAGCAGAAGTAGTTTATCTACAGAGATTAAATCCTACAACTGTTAGAGTATTTGTCGATAATTTACAAGGAGAATGGGGAACCGGTACCCAGATTGAAATGCTTGCTATTACAATTAATCCACCAACTGATCCTTGGAATAGACCTAATATATATTCAGTTAATAGAGAAATAGGAACTTTAATATCTCAATCTCTTTCTTCTAATGAAATAGGTAAATTAGTAATACTAGAAAATTCTTACAATATTTCTGTTGCTTTTGATAGTTCTGGGTTGCCTTTTAGAGAATTAAAAGATCAAGAATATTGGATATATAAAAATGAGACAGTTGATGGAATAGATCAATTACCGGAAATACCAAACAATCTTAGTAGAGTATGGAATGAAACATATAACATTCCTATAGATAATGCAAATGGGACTCCTAGTGTATTGGCCAAAGAAGGAGCAGTTTATGTGTATGCCAAAGTTGGTGTACAGTATTTGTTACAAAACACGTCTACATCTATTAACAAAAAAAATAATCACAGGTACGGATCTAAAGTACAATTAACAAAAAGCAATGATTTTTATACAGGCTACATACTTGCTTTAGATGGGGATTTTGATTTTGATAATCCTGGTAAAATTTATTTTATAGGTTATGGAGAGTATGACGGTAGAACATACAATTGGGACTCTACAAAAAATAAAAATTATAGAGGTGAGTTTAATGAATTGTTGACTTATTTTAAAGGTGATATAGTTTATGTAGATAAAATATTTTACGAAGCAAAAACAAATTTACTTCCTAATCTATTTAATGTTGTTTTTTGGACTCCAATAGAAGAATTAATTGATTTTGTAGGTTACATTCCTAATGATCTAAATTTGCCTGTTACCTTTGATGGAGTAGATATTAGCACAATTCCAATGACTGGTATATATGATTATGCAACGAATTTTGCTGTTAGCAAAGACGGAGAAGTATTAGCTGTTTTTGTCAAATATGATATAGCAAATCCAAACGTTGTTGCAATATATAGAAGATATGAAAATACATTTACATGGAGCCAAAATATTAATGCACAAACTCCTGCATCAGCTTTTGGGGAAAGTTTAGAATTAAACGAAGACGGAACTTTATTGTTTATTGGTGCTCCTAAAGATGATTCATTTAATAATGACGGTGGAGTTGTTTACATTTATAAATTAGATAATTTAGCATTTAATCTTTATCAAATTATAAATAGCCCTTATTCCCATACTCTTGAAATGTTTGGTCATAATGTTAAAGTGTCTAATAATATTCTAGCAGTGACTTCTTTAAATGGAGACAGGGTAAAAGAAACAACATTTGATGATAACAGTACTATTTTCGATAATAATTTTACAAAAATATCTTACACTGTTGTTGACACAGGTGTGATTCATTTTTATTCATACATTTTAGATAAATTTGTGTATAGTCATAATATATCGTATGAAGATGGGTTTAATAAAATATATCAAATAGGAGATAGTTTTATTTTGAATAATAACTCTTTATTTTTAGGGGTTAATGATTCATTGTCCGGGCAGTCCATTGGTAATGTGATCCAATTTGATAAAGGAATCGATAATTTATATAATGTTCTTAGGGAAATAAAATCTCCTGTAGATGTTAGTAAAATTAAGAAGATTACACTATATGATAAGAGAAAAAATAAAGTAATAACAAATTTAGATTTTATAGATCCTTTACAAAATAAAATTCCTGGTCCTGCAGAACAAAATATTACGTATAAACTTTTGTATGACCCTGCAGTTTATAATGTAGGAAATATCAATATAGACCAAACAATGGCTTGGAATAAAGATCAAGTTGGACAGTTGTGGTGGGATTTAACAAATGTAAAATATTATTATCCATATTTAGGAGATGTTGAATTTTCATCAAATTATTGGGCAAAGCTTTTTCCTACTCATACAATAGATATTTACGAATGGGTTCAATCAGATGTGTTGCCTGAGGTTTGGGATGAGTTAACAGGAACTGTTGATGGTATAGCTGTTGGTATTACTGGAACAACAAAATATGGTAATAGTTCATATTCTACAGCAAGGGTTTATGATACTGTCGTTGGTACTTTTTTTAATCAATACTTTTTTTGGGTAAAAAATAAAACATCTATACCGCAGCTAGATAATAGAAGTTTAAGTGCAGCACAAGTCTCCAATCTTATAAGAGATCCAATTGGACAAGACTATTCCTTCATTGGTTTTATTAGTGAGAATGAATTTGCTTGTTATAATTTAGAAAAATATCTAAATGATGATAATGTAATAATTAGTTTCCAAGTTTACAACGAAGCCAAGATAAAAGATATAAACCAGCATTTACAGTATAAATTAATTACTGAAAACTATGCATCAAGTTTGCCTAATGAACAGATAGAGCAAAAATGGATTGATAGTTTAGTCGGTTATGATCTATATGGTAGATCTGTTCCAGATCCTTCAGTAAGTGTAAAATATAGATATGGGGTTTTAGATAATCCAAGGCAAGGAATGTTCAAAAATAGACAAGAAGCATTAAAACAATATATTGAATATATTAATTTAAAATTAAAGTCTATTTTGATAAAAGATAATAAAAATTTATCAAATTTATATTCTGCTGATGAATATCCGACAGAAACCAGTAATTTTTATGATATTGCAGTAGATTTGCGTAGTGATTTAGATACCATAGGTATAGCTAAGGCTGAGCAAGCTGAAATATCTTTAAAAATTGTTAACGGGATTGTAATAGATTTTACTATTCTACAGTCTGGTAGAGGGTATTTAGTAAAACCTACTTACGTAGTTATTGGTAAAGGTGAAGGATTAGAAATTGATTATGATTTAAATTCTTTAGGAGGGATTACAAATTTTAGAATTATTAATGGAGGTGTAAATTATAATGATAGTGCATATATAATAATCAGGAAATTCACTGCATTAGTAAAAACTGATGAATCTATATTAGGTAAATGGGCGCTTTATGAAAGAAATTATAAAGATAAAGATTGGATTAGGATACAGAGTCAAGGATATAACACTTCTTTATATTGGAATTTTATAGATTGGTATGCTGCCGATTTCAGTGCTAATACAAGGATAAATTACGCAATAGATTATGCATATGAATTGACTTCTTTGACAGATAATATTAATGATATAATAAAAATTTCAAATATTGGTGATGGAACTTGGTTATTACTTCGTAAGATTAATAATTTAGATGATGTTGATTACACTGTTAATTATGAAACAATAGGTAGACAAAACGGAACAATACAGTTTTCTAATATATTGTATGATCCTAATGTTGCATTTATTAATTTTGATTTAATCAGTTATGATACTAATTTTTATGATAGTATACCAAGTTTAGAAATTAGAGAAATTGCTAAAGCAATTAAGAATGATATTTTTATAGATGACTTAGCAATAGAATATAATAAATTATTTTTTGCAACATTGAGATACGTGTTAAGTGAACAACCTCAGGTTGATTGGTTATTTAAAAGCAATTTTTTAAAAATTGTACATAATGTAGGTGAGTTGAAACAAGAAATAAATTTTAAAAATGATAATTTAGAAAGTTATGAAGACTATGTAAACGAAGTTAAGCCTTACAAAGTAAAAATTAGAGAATTTATAAGTTCATATGAAAAGGTAGATGATATATTTGGAAAAATAGAAGATTTTGATTTACCTCCGAAGTATAGTACTGTAGAAAACAAAATAGTTCCTTGGCCAATTACTGCTTTTTCAGATGGATTGTATAATGAAGAAATTATAAAATCAAATCCATATAAAAGTTGGTTAGATAATTGCACTTATGAAGTAGTTGCTATAGAAATACACGATGGAGGTTCCGGATACAGTATTCCTCCTGTATTAAGGTTTGAAGGAGGAGGCGGCAATGGATGTATCGCAAAAGCTAGAATTGGAGATAATGGATCTTTGGTAATGGTTGATATAATTAATAGCGGATCTGGTTATTTTTCAGCTCCTAAATTAATTATAGACGGATCTATAGGAGAAACAGGTCGTCATGCTAGAGCAAGTGTAATTTTAGGTAATGGATTACCTAGATCAATCTTTACTAATATCAAATTTGATAGAAACTCAAAAAAGTTTGAAATTTTAGCCTTAGAAACTTCAGAAAATTTTATAGGAACAGGATCAAAATATATTTTTGATTTATTATGGCCGTTATCACTAAACAGTAAAAATATTTCGGTTATTGTTAATGGGAACAAATTGTTAAGAAATGAGTACACATATCGAAATATATTAGATAAATCAAAAAGTTCTAATTATTTTGGACAAATTATTTTTACATATCCAGTAGCAAATTATAGTAATATCCAAATTAATTATTTAAAAGACTCAAGTTTGCTCAAAGCACAAGATAGAATAAACCTTTTGTATACTGCTTCTCAAGGACAGTACGGTAATGATTTAGCGTTACTTATGGATGGTGTAGATTACGGAGGAGTAGAGGTAAAAAGTTTTGAATTTGGAACATATAGCGGGTGGGATACTAGTGGTTATTTAGCAAATACATATGATACTTATGATGAGAATTACAATGATACATTTTATCGTATTCCTGTACATTTGTTAGATATAGATGTGATAGATTATAAAGTTCATGTCAATTTTATCAACATTGCAAATGCAGTAAACGCAATAGTTAAGGGAGATAGCACAGCAATTTTAAAATATCAAAGATTTATAGAAATTTTTAGTGTAGATCAATTAGGTAATGCACTTGATAATTATTTAGACGGTAGTAGTATCTTAAATATTTTAGACGAATTAGTAGAAGTAATAGACGAAGATGGAAATATTAATTTAGTTTCCGCATTGACTTTCAAAAGTGCAGATCAATTCCAAAAATATGCAATAGGAACAGCAGATAATCTTACAGCAATAACTAATATAGAATTGCAAATTATACCTAAATTAGTGACATTATCGTTAGTTGATGTAAATCAATTGTTGGTGGAAGGTATTTTGGAAGATTTAATTGTTAAATTTGTAAAACCGTTAGAAAATAATATTTCGTATAATGTTTACTATAACAATGTAAGAATAGATGATCCTAATTACATTGATGATCTTACACCTGTTGGTAATCCTAATGCTACAATGACAACTATTATTGGAGATGGAATAACACAATCTGTTAATGTTAAAAATTTAAATATATCTCCTAATACAGATGACATTATTATTATTAGGAGCGCATATAGTGATGGTAGTTTTTTACCTACTGATTTAGATTATGATACTTTATTATTAGGCGGAAATATTGATTATAGTAATGCTAAAGGTATTGATGCTGCAGATATTATTGTTGACGGAGATAATTTTGTTACACCATTAAATTCAAAAGGTCCTGAAGAGCTAGTGCCAGGATTAATTAAAGATTCGGTTAGCATAACAGTATATGAAAGACCTACAGCAGGTACAAGTAACATTGTAAGTAGAAACTATATTGGAGATGGGAACACAACACTGTTTTCTATAGATTTTAGCCCAATAACTGAGTTCACTGTTTTTGTAAAAGTTAATAGAGAACTTAAAAAAGTAAATGAAGATTATACAGTTGATTTTAGGAATCAAAACATATTATTTATAACTGCACCTCCTGCATATTCTAAAATTAATATTACAACTTTAGATTATAGTGGTTCTAATATTTTAGACGTTGATACAATTACAATAGAGGAAAGCTTAGGAACATTTATTGTAAATGCAAGATGGGAAGAAAATCTAAGTAGTCAAGTATCTGTTAACGGACAATCTTTACCATATGAGCTTGTGAAAGCAGATACAGAATTTTATGATAGCTCAAATAATATTTTAATTAAATTTGCAAATCCTTTACCGGTGGGTTCAGTCTTGCAATATTTGATTTTATCAGGAGAAGAACAAAGCTACAGTACAGTTTATGTAGATGAATTTATTGCAGATGGAAGTACAAATACTTTTACGTTAGCACAAGCTCCTTTTAGGCAAAGACCATTAGAATGGCATACAATGGTAATTGTTAATGATAAATTGCTAAATCCTGGTTATGCTGAAACTTTTATCACTACAGATAGTTTAGAGTATAAATTAAAATTGTATCAAGTTCCAGTTGCTTCAGTAAGTTCTAAGAATATCAGAGTCTTTTTAAATGGTAGCGAGCTAGAGTTATTAACACAATGGACATTTTTAGCAGCTGATTCATATGATCTTTTATTAGATGCTGACGAACAATTTGGTAGTACTGTTATAATCAAAAGAGGAGTAAGTCAACCTGGAGATATTTTAAAAGTTTATATAAATGCGTGGGATGACAGCACTGATTCAGGAGGAGACTACAAATTTGGGTATTATGAAGATGAAATTTTTGTAGAAACTCCTGATACTGTAACTATAAATTTCGATTTGAATATTAGCGATAAAGTTAAAATTTATCAATTTAGTAATCATAATACACAAGACATCGATTGGCAAAGTTTTGATGTAACAGAAAGAACAAGATTAAGTCCTGGAGTTAATCAAATATCTGCAATTAGGCGGGTCACAAGTACATTTGTTTTAGAATTAGATTTTGAACTCAACACAAATCTTTATTATGCTGTTTATAGAAATGGTACAAGAATAGATGATAAAGAATATGGTACATCTAATGCTACAAATCCAAATGCAGAAATTCAAACTCCGAAAGGCAATGCTACATATAGATTAAATCTAATTGACTATGGTATACAGGCAAATGAAGGAGATGTGTTTAAGATAGTTGAATTAGGAAGTAGTATTACTCTAGATGCAGGAACAGCAGATTGGTATGAACTTAGACAGTTAAGAAATGGTATTATACCGCTAAACAAAACTGCAATTGATGATCAATTTGTCTGGGTTGCAAAAAATGGAGTATTGTTGGATCCTAGCGTAGATTATTATGTTATGCAAGATAGGATGCATGTAAGATTAAATAATCCTTTACAAGAAAATGATAATATTCAAGTAGTTCATTTTAGCAATAGTTTACAAAAAAATAAATTTGGGTGGATTCAGTTTAATGATATTTTAAATAAAACACATTATCTTTCATTAGATGGCAAGCAAAATATAAAATTAGCTAAAGATTTGTATTGGTATGATAAAATAATTGAGGTAGTTGACGGCAGTGTCTTACCTCAGCCTGAAACAAATAGTAAATATCCTGGTGTGGTGTTGATACAAGGAGAAAGGATCGAGTTCCGTTTGAGAAACGGTAATATTTTAAGCCAATTAAAAAGAGGAACATTAGGAACTGGAGTAAAGGATGTGTATCCCGCTGGTTTAGAAATTTATAATCAAAGTGTAAATATGGTTTTACCTTATAAGGACGAAACGCTTATTACTAGTTTTATAAGCGATGGGCAAACAAAAGATTTTCATTTGGATTTTGTAGCTAACAGTATAAATGAATTTGAAGTATTCGTAGCCGGTAGAAGGTTAAGAAAAACAGAAATACTGCAATATAACATAGAATTAGGACCAAATTCGCCTAATGCAGATGTTATATTACCTCCAGAATTTGCATTAGATAACAATATGTTAAATTTGTTAGAAATACCTCAAATAAATCAAAAGATAATGGTTGTGAGAAAAATAGGTAAATTATGGACTGACCCAGGTGTAAGATTAAGTGATAGTGATAATAATATATCTAAAAAAATACAATCTGTGCAGGCAGACTTGCCAAGATAAATAACTTAGTAGGATAAAATATGATTGATAAAATTAATGATAAAAGTGGAACATTGATACAAGGGCATATAAAAATATTTGACCCTGAGACGCATAAAATTTTTGTTAATAAACGAAATGCTATACATTATGAAAATATGAGCATAGCATTGGCACAGTCGTTAAGCAATTCAGGTACTGGATTTATTTACTCAATGGGGTTTGGTAACGGTGGGACAAGTGTTGATCCTACAGGTATAATTACATATTTGAGTCCAAATAATACAGGAATAAATGCAAGTTTATATAATCAAACTTTTGAAAAGATAGTAGATGATCGCAATGTAAATAATATTGATCCATTTAGAAATAAAACTGAAGTAAGGCATGTTAGTGGAACTAATTATACAGATATACTTGTGACATGTTTGTTAGATTATGGAGAGCCTGCGGGACAAGATGCTTTTGACACTGCATTAAGTACAGAGGATTTGTATGTTTTTGATGAGTTAGGATTAAAAAGTTATGATACAAACCAAGAAACTATGTTACTGACGCATGTTTTATTCCATCCTGTGCAAAAAAGTTTAAATAGACTAATTCAAATCGATTATACAGTAAGAATACAAAGCCTGTCCGGCGTTCTTGGAGAATAATAAATGCCTTATCAAATAAATTTTACAGATGTAGATAATAAATTAGGTATTGTAATAGAAGATGCTACTATTAATCAAGAAACGTCTTTAAAATTACCAGGAAAAAATACAACTGCGTATGGTACTATTATAGCAGAAAATTTTTTACACTTACTAGAAAATTTTGCAGCGACATCTGCTCCGTCTACTCCAGTTGAAGGTCAAATATGGTATGATTCTAACCCTGACATAGAACAATTAATGGTATATAATGGTGTAAATTGGATACCAGTTAATGGTGTTAATAAATCTATTAATGCTCCAACGCTAAAACAAGAAGGAGATTTATGGATTGACAGAGAAAATTTACAATTATATATGTATACAGATGCAGGTGGTTGGATTCTAATTGGGCCAGAATACAGTGGAGGAGTTATAACTGGTGCAACTCCTAAGGTTGTATTAGGTATAGATGACAAAACTTATAATATCTTACAAATAGATGTAAATGGTATACCTGCAGCTTGTATATCAAATAAAGAATTTACGCCAAAAGCAAGAATTGATGGATTTGTAACTTTAAAACCTGGAATAAATTTAAGCACTGCGGCGTTACCGGGCGAAAGTAAATTAAAATATAACGGCGTTGCAGAAAAAGCAGAAAGTTTAATTGTTGGAAATGAAGTTATTGCAGCAGGCAACTTTTTAAGAGGAAACGCAGTAAGCTCAACCAGTTTTAAATTAAACGTTTTAAATAATGATGGCATTGCTTATGGCAGGAATTCAGAATTAACAATTGGTATAGAAGGATCAATAGGGATAATAAAGCATAATGTGGCAGGATCTGCTATAGATGTTAAGGTTAAAAATGATGGCATTTTTAAAACTTTGATGCGTTATGACAGTTCGATGAAAGTTGGAATAGGTAAAGATAACCCCGATACAGAATTAGATGTTAACGGCGATGTAACTATTACAGTTCCGGTAGATGATGCTTCTAAAGGTAAATTTATTGTTACTAGTACACACGATAGCACACAGATAGGTAACGGATCAATTGTTACTGCTGGAGGAATAGGAATAGCGTTAAATGCATCAATTGGTGGCAATTTATACATGAATACAAGCAATAGTAGTACGATTGTAGTTGATAAAATTTTACCTGATACAGATGCAGATGATATTCTCGGTACTGAAAGCACTTATATAGGACAACCTAGTTTACGATATGAAGGTATTTATTCAAAAAGATTCTATGGAGATTTAACTGGAACTGTTACAGGATCTGTAACAGGTAGAGCAGGTTCAGCAAATAAATTAGCGAAAGCGTCTAGTTTTAAATTTATAGGCGATGTGGGATTATTAAACAGTACTTCTGTCGAAGAAGGCGTTATAAATTTTACAGGGCAGGGCGAGTTAATTGAATTTGTAACACAAATCAATCGTGATGTAATAAACTCTAAAGATGAAGTAATAACAACTCAGGTAGATGATGAATTGTTATTGGCCAGGGTTAGAGATGATATTGGTTTGAAAAAAATTACAGTATCAAATTTATTATCATCCGTTCCTGTTATGCCAATCGGAACAGTTGTTCCATATGCAGGAGATGTTGCTCCCACAGGATGGTTGTTGTGTAACGGGCAAGAAGTTCAAACAGTTGATTACCAAGAATTGTTTAGCGTAATAGGTTATACATATAAAGCTGTTGGATCTGTAAAGGTAGGGTTTTTTGCAGTTCCTGATTTGCGAGGTAGAGTTGCTTTAGGTTTGCACAATATGGGCAATTTAGAGCCTGATGAGATTATAACAGATAATCCTAACGCCGCAGAGTTAGGAGGAAAAGGTGGTGCTGATGAAGTTGTATTACAAGAATCAAATCTTCCAGATCACAAGCACGACTTATATTACAATGATACACAATTTTATGCAACAGCCCGTAAAGAGTTTGAAATCATAGACGAGCAAGTAGAAAATTATCATTTCTACGAACAACAAACAGAGTTTACAGGAGTTGCATTAAAAAATACACAAGGTGTTAAAACCGAAAACATTCTTAGTACTCCGGTGGATATTTTAAATCCATTCTTAACTTTGAATTATATTATATATGCAGGAAATTAAATGAGTTATCGGATCAATCGTACAGATGGAGAATTATTAGTAGATCTTATTGACGGCGTCATAGATACTAGTTCAACAGATATTACATTAATTGGAAGAAATTATAAAGGATTTGGTGAGTGGATAAACGAAAACTTTGTTAAAATTTTAGAAAATTTCGCAAGCACAAGTTCTCCTCCACATCCGTTGACAGGGCAATTATGGTACGACAAGCAAGATGAAAGACTAAAAATTTTTAACGGTACATCTTTCCGTTCTGCTACTGGTACTATTGTAAATAGCACACAACCTACTAATCTAGTTGCCGGAGATATTTGGATTGATAATGAAAATAACAGGTTATATTTATATGATGGTAGTGACCTAACACTTGTAGGTCCTACATATGACGCAGGGCAAGGTAAGACTGGGTTTGAAGCAACAAGCCAAGTTGATATTAATAATGTTACAAGAACAATATTAAAATTATTTCTAGGAAATGTTCTTGTTGGTATATATTCTCCTGCAGAATTTATTGTTCCAGTTTCTTTTAAAATTCAAGGCTTTCATGTGTGGAGTGAAGATACACAAGCACAGAAAAGGCAAAAATTATATAAAGGTTTTAATATAGCAAATACAGATGCCGAAACTGGAACAAATGGATTTTGGTATAGAGGAACGAGTGTTAATTCAAAATATTTGCTAGATGATTCGGGTGTTCAAAAAAGTGTAGTAAATTTCCTGCCTACTGATAATAATGGCGTAACTACTGGATATATTAACATTAAAAATAGTCAAGGATTAATTATAGGAGTTGGAGATAGACCCTTTATTAATACACGAATATTAGGCTCGACTACTACTATGGACAATTTAGAAGTTGACGCTAATTTTGGTATACGTGTAAAAACGTCTCAATATGCAAATAGTTTTGTAAGTGCTATGTTTATAGATAGTTCAACGTATACATTAAAGTTTTGGTCAAATCTTCCCCCTTTTGATACAACAGGTGCTCCTAGACCTAATATTACGTCTCATTCTGATATGACTTTAGATGGTAATATGACCATAGGTGGCAAACTTACTGTTGGTGGTGAAGTTACTTATGTCAGTTCTGAAGATCTACGAATAAAAGATAAAACAATAGAGCTTGCAATCGGTGAAGATAATGTTATAGGAGATGACTCGGCAATAGTAGGGGGTGGAATAATTATTAGAAGTTCTGACGGAGATAAAGAATTTCTTTTTCAATTAGATGGTAATAGTGGACACGGATCATGGACAATAAACCAAAATTTAGAGTTATCTAGTACAGTAGCGAATTCTAATCCATCTTATAAGATAGATGGACAACTTGTTTTGTCTAATAATGAATTGCATCCTGTTGTAACGAAAGCAACTGGTTTAAATGAAATCGGAACATTGATCGAGCTAAACGTAGATAATGTTAATATTGACAGTGCAACTATAAGTAGGCAAAATGGCATTGGTCTTGTTATAGATGCAAATGGGACTGCTCAAACCGCTGGAACGGTAAGCTTTGCAACTCATAATAGAATAACAGATTTGGCTGATCCTGTTAATTTAAAGGACGGTGCTAATAAAGAATATGTTGATAGGGCAGTCGATGGTAAAGAAATACTTTTATCCTTAGATATCAACGGATTAATAGCTGCAGGTGATCCTGATTATACACCTTTTTACGCAGCAACTATTGATAATGTACGGACAGTTTTAGAATACATGGTGCCTATAGAAGAATCGTTGCCAGGACAAAATGTTAAGATAATGGCTACACGAATTAGAGAGATAGTAGCGGTATTTCCAATTACAGTGTCTGAAGAAGAGACTGCTGTATTACAAAAATCAAGAGTTACTGTAAGGAATTTTGATAATTCTGGTACGGTTGCAGTTGTGCAAGATATTGTAGCTAATCCTGCATATTCAGGCTCTACAACAAATATAGAATTTACTGTAGATCGATTTGTTTATAAATTTCAAAGTGACGGAAGTTATTGGAATAGCACAGGAGTAGATAGGATAGTTGTGTGAAATACGGTAAATACAACTAACAGATAGGGGAAATTAATGGCGTATAATATTGATAATTATAATGGTGCACCACTTACTGTGGTTGAAGATGGAACTATTGATCAAACAACTGATCTAAAATTAGTTGGAAAAAATTATGCAGGATATGGAGAAATACAAAATGAAAATTTTGTATTCTTATTAGAAAATTTTGCAGGAGGCAATAAACCTCCAAAAGCTTTATCAGGACAAGCTTGGTTTGATACTGTCAACAGCAAGTTTAAGTTTTATGACGGGAGCAAGTGGAGAACTGCTGGTGGTTCTGAAATAGGAGGACAAGCTCCTGCAGGTCTTACTATAGGAGATTTTTGGTGGGATACCACTAACGAGCAACTATACGCCTACAACGGAAACGAATGGATATTGATAGGACCACAAGGCGCAGGAGAAGGCGTAACACAGTTTCAAAGTAGGACAATCCAAGATATAGGGGGTAATAATCGATATGTTATAGCAAGTGTTGTAAATGATGAAATAATCCACATTATAAGTGGGTCTGAGGATTTTACAATAGGCGAACAAGATAGGGCAAAATATATAGGATTTGATAAAATTCATAGAGGTCTTACCTTAAAAAATACTGAAAATGCAACAGGGGGAGTAACAAGTACTGACCATCGATGGTGGGGAACAGCATCAAACTCAGAGAGACTAGGTGGCCAGACTTTTGATAAGTTTGTACAATTTGGCGAAAACTTGACATTTTCTAGTCAAGTTGGATTTGGTGATACAGGTATAGCTATAGGCGACAATGGTGCTTTACGTTTAAGAATTATAAACGATAATCAAGCAGTAATAGGAAATGAAATAGGGTATGATGTCTTTTTCCAAGTAAGAGATACTGATAATCAGATAAGAATGCCTTTAAGATTAACGCATGATAAAGTATTACCTGGATATCAAACAGTTATAAATCCAGCTAGCGATTCTTACAACACAGGTGCGGCTGGTGTAAGAATAGTTGATATAGGAAGTTCTACGGCAAGTTTTCAAAATATTTATGCTGATAGATTCATTGGTACAGCAGATAAGGCAGATCAATTAGAAGTTTCATACCTTACGGCAGGCAGTACTTTACAAACTGGTTATTTTACAGCAGACACTAGAGCAACGTCTGGTGTGTCTATATGTGTAAGAGATATTACTGGAGATATACATGCAAATGTTTTTAGGGGTACAGCAACTGCAGCACAATACGCAGATTTAGCTGAGATGTATTTAAGTGATGTTGAGTATGAACCTGGTACAGTCTTAGTGATAGGGGGTGAAGCAGAAGTGACTCAATCTACTTCTGATTTTGATCACAAAGTAGTCGGAGTAGTATCTACAAATCCAGCTCATGTAATGAACAGTGAATTAGAAGGATGTACTGTCGCAGTAGCATTAAGAGGAAGGGTGCCTTGTAAGGTAGTAGGACCTGTATCTAAAGGTGATCTGTTAGTAACTTCTGCTGTAAGCGGAACAGCGAAAGCAGCTAATGATTTAGAAAATATTAGTGATTTCTGTATTATTGGAAAAAGTTTAGAAGATTTTTTATCAGATTCAGTTGGAATTGTAGAAATTATTGTATAAATAAAACTAGTAGTTTACACGGAGTTAAGTATGGTATCAACAGTTTCGCAAGCTGGGCCAATTAATGCACAGGATTATAATAACCTGCATAATAAGGTTAATGAAATTTTAGGTCAAGGTTCAGGAGATTATGGCTATGGACAAACGGTAACAAGTAGTCCTGTAACAGCAACAAATTATCCAACTGTAGACGGGGATTTAGTTACTGCAGCACAGTTAGATGCGTTACGGACTGATATAGAAAAATGTTGGAAGCATCAAACAAGTGCTAATTTCGGATTAGGAAACATAGGTGTTGGAGATGAAATAACAGCAGGTGCCCTTACAGGTGCAGATAATAACACCCATAATCAATATGTAAAGTATGTCAACGATATTGATGAAAATAGGCTTAGCATAGATGCCCCAAACCAGTCTATTACGTCATTAGGTAACTCTGCTCAATTTACTAATGCATGGGGTGTTGGAGCAGCTGGCACTGCAGTAGCTCAAATTAGATATACTGCCAATGTAACATGGAGTAGTGCAACAGCTAGAAGGCATTATTTCAATGCAGGAGGTCAGATTACAATAGATGCTTCAATGAATACATCTGAAGGAACAGGCACTAAAAATGGAAATTGGAAAGATTTGCTTAATAGGGCCGGTTTTAATTATGATAAAACAGCTGAGAATACACAGACAACAAGCGCAATATTAAGGCAAACTACTTATGGTTCTGCTGGAGTTTACAGCGATAACTACGCAAGAATTTATACAAAAAATCTTAGCGCCACTCAGTTGCAGTGTGTTATAGAATTTATAGATGGTGATATAGGTGACGATACAACTCCAAGCGACGGTTATAATTACAGGGTAGACGAAGCGGTTACAGCAGCTATTACTGCAAGTTTAACAGACAGAACAGCTGGTGGATCATCAGGGGTCGTAGTTACTAAACCAACCTATGCTTTTGTAGGATTTTCGACTTTTACTGGCACTTACACTTAAAAAATAGAATTTATGGATTCTAGATTAAAAGATGCACTCGATTTTTCTAATTATCTCTTTTCTTTAACTAAACAAAAAGAATTAGCATTACAAAAATTTGAAGAAAATTTAATTTTCTATAATAATGGCGGAACTTTTGTTATTACTTTAGATCTTATTAACTATTGTCAATTGTTAATAAATAATGATCAAAAACAAACAGTACTAATAGATAAAAATTCTATACCTATCTTCATTAATGATTTACTAAACTTTTTTGGAAACTTAGTGCAGCAATACGAAAGAGCAAAAGAAAATTATTTTGAAGAATATTCAAAAATTATTAAATCTAGATCCATAGAACAGATAATAGGTTTAGATGAATAAAGGTATTTTAGTTTTTGCTAAAAATAATAACTCTATTAATTATGTAAATCAAGCTAAATTTTTAGCAAAACAATCACAAAAATATTTAGATTTACCTGTTTCAATTGTTACAGACAACCCAATAGATAATAATGTTTGGTTTGATAAAGTAATTTTATATGATAATTATGCAAAGCAATATAAAAAGTATAATGATGGATATTTAGAAGGAAAAGTTGATTATTTTTTTAATTCTGCTAGACAATTTGCTTTTGAGTTATCCCCATATGATCAAACTTTGATGTTAGATACTGACATTGTTATAATGAATGACAAATATTTACAATGTTTTGAACAAAGTGATGATTTTTTGATTTATGATGATGCAGTAGATATCGCAAATTCAAGAGATTACTATGAATTTACATACATTTCTGAAGAAAGTATAAAATTTTATTGGGCTACTGCGGTTTATTTTACAAAATCTAAAAAAAATAAAATTTTCTTTAACTTACTTCAACATATATATGAAAATTGGAATCATTATAGTTTGATGTTTAAAATTAAACAAAAATATTTTAGAAATGATCATGCTTTTAGTATTGCAATTCATTTATTGCATAGCTATACTAATAGTGGTGTAAAATCTATGCCTGGAAAATTATTTTATACTATCGATAAAGACATTTGTGTAAGTATTAATGAAAATAAAATTTTTCTTTTATTAGAAAAATCTAACGAACCTATAAATTATTATCCTGTTTCTGTAGGTAATTTAAATTTACATATAATGAACAAGTTTAGTTTAGATAAATGTATTGCTAATATGATATGAAATTAGGTATTGTAATTTGTGCATTTGGAAAAGATTATATAACGCAAGCAGAATTATTTGTTCTTAGCTTAAAATCTTGTAATGTAACCCTTCCTGTTACTATAATTACTTCTTGTAAAGAAAATATATCTTTAGATTATTTTTTTGATAATATAATTGAAATTCCTAACAATATAGAGGATACATTTTATCATGTAGATATAAGGTCTAATATATATTTTTTATCTCCTTATGATTTTACTTTTGTCTTTGATACAGATATATTAATTTTAGAGAATTTATATGATAATTTAGTCAACCTTTCTAATAAAGTTGATATGTTTTATACATCACAGGTTTTTACCTACAGAGGAGATGAAATAATTAAAGATTATTACTACCGTTCCGTTTTTTTAGATAATAATCTACCTAATATATATAACGGGTTCTCTGCTTTTAAAAAAACAAACAAAAATGATATATTTTTTTCTTTACTAAAAAAAATTAATAAAAATTGGCAAGTTGTATATAAAATGTTTTGCCCATTAAATACACCTAAGAATGCAAGTATGGATGTGTCTACTGCAATTGTATGCAAAATATTAGATATTAATCCAATCTATAAATTTAATGCTAAATTTGTTCATATGAAAGCTAAAAATCAAAATTGGAAAACTAATCCTTATTATTGGCAAGATAAAGTGCAAACATTTTTAACACCAAATTTAGATTTTTATGTAGAAACTTTTAAACAAAAAGGAATTTTTCATTATACTGAAAATTCTTTTTGTAACGAAAATATGGTTAATACATATAAAAGTTATTTAAGTTTATGAATTATATATCATTTACTCCGGATAATGGAGAAATTTATAAAATTGCTCCGCATGCACCTTTACAAAAAGAAACATATATATGTGTAAAAACTAGTGAAGTTGTTCCTATTTTAACAGCTAAGTATCCTGTTTTATACAATTATCATGTTGTATATGATGAAAAGTCCTTTCAATATGTTTTAAAAAAGAAAGATGCAGAGATTGCAAAAGATAAAAGTCTAGGTAAATTATTTAATATACCTAATAAAAATAGCAATGCTAGCGTACAGATAACTGTAGATAAAGTTTCTAAACAATACATTGTAAAGATAAGTAAAACTGACGCAATAAAAATTTATGAAAAAAAAATATTGTTAAGTAAAATTTTCAGTGTTACAGCAGAAAATAATCCATTTATTCTTTACGAATCATTTACAGTTTATTTTAATCAAAATAAATTACAAAGTACATATAAAATACCTATAACTGATTTAGATGTATATACAAAGAAAAATTTTAGTATTTTTACAAAAAAACAATTTAGTTCATATTCTTATAAAATAAAATGAAAAATATACTACGTGTAATCGATAATGACGTCATTTTTTTGTCTTACGATGAACCAAATGCTGAAAAGAACTATGCAGATTTATTAACAAAAATACCTTGGGCTAAACGAATTCATGGTGTACACGGATCAGATTCTGCACATAAAGAATGTGCAAAGATAAGTGAAACAGAAAGATTAATAGTTATTGACGGTGATAATATTGTTGATAGTAATTTTGTAAACGAGGAAATAAAATTTAAAAAAAATGTTGATATAACAAAAAATGTAATCAGTTGGCCAGGAAGGAATATTATAAATGGTTTAATTTATGGTAATGGAGGTATTAAATGTTGGGACAAGCAAACCTTGCTTAATATAAAGACGCACGAAAATGCTGATCCAGATAATGTACATGCACAAGTTGATTTTTGCTGGGATATAGAATATATTACAATGCAAAAGTCTATGAGTGTTGTAGAAAATAACTTTACACCTCAACAAGCATGGCGAGCTGGGTTTAGAGAAGGTGTTAAAATGTGCTTGTTAGAAGGTGTCAAACCGTCTATAGAAGAATTTAATAAAATACATTGGAAAAATTTGCATAGATTATACATATGGTGTATGACAGGACAAGATGTAAAAAATGGAATATATGCTATATTAGGTGCTAGGCAGGGTTTGTACAAGACTATGTGTACCGATTGGAATTTTATAAATGTTAGAGATTTTGCTTATTTAAATTCTTTATGGAATGACGAATTAGCAGGCATAGATGAAGATAGTGTTATTGATATTGCACAACAGGTTGGAGATAAAATTAAACAAAATTTAGATATACCTATTTCTAGTTTACCATTAAGCATAGATCAAAGTAAATTTCATAAAACTACATTTACAAATAGCATTAGACCAAAGCATCCTTCGTTGGCTACCGATAAAGAAACAGCAAGTTATGATATTGTAATGATAACATACAATGAATTGAATGGAACAGAAAATTACAATAAATTAAAAAACAGATTTACAAATGTAAAAAGGATTCATAAAGTAAAAGGAATACATCAAGCCCATATAGCAGCCGCAGAGATATGCGAGACTGATATGATGTGGGTAGTAGACGGTGATGCAGAAATTGTAGAAGATTTTTGTTTTGATTATATAGTTCCTGACAATGAAAAACAGTTTGTACATGTCTGGCGTAGTCGAAATCCTATAAACGATTTAGAATATGGTTACGGCGGTGTGAAATTATTACCTACAGATATGACACGTAATATGGATTTATCAAAACCAGACATGACCACAAGCATAAGTAGACATTTTAAGAAAATGGACGAAGTAAGTAATTACACACGATTTAATACAGATGAATTTACTACTTGGCGGAGTGCGTTTAGGGAGTGTTGTAAGTTAGCAAGTGCAGTAATTGATAGACAAAAGCAACAAGAAACAGATGAAAGATTAGAACGTTGGTGCAGTGATTATGGCAAGGACAGGTTATTTGGAGAATATGCAATCAAAGGTGCTAATCAAGGTAAAGAATATGGTATTGAAAATACCGGTGATTATAATGCACTCTCAAAGATTAATGATTTTGATTGGCTTCTTTCTGTATTTAATAATGAAGATGTAAATAATTCCATTAATCAAAAAGAAAAAGATTTTGATAAAGTTAATAATATAGAGTTTATTCATGGTTTGCATGAATATGCAGTATACAAATCTGAAAAAGATGTAGCAGAAAATTTAGATAATATTTTGAAAATATTATATTCTGACAATATCTCTAAACATTTAATTTTAGATGTTTTAATGAATAGCGCAGGCGAGAATACAAGATATTTTAGATTTGCAAGAGATTTTGTAAAAAAAGGTAAGAATTTAAAAATTTTATCAGATGCATTTAGTCGTAGTCAAATGCGTAGTAAAATTTGGTTAGTTGATGAATTAGCTAAAATAATGCCTAATCCACGTAATGTTGTATTAATGGCAGGATGGTATGGACAGTTAATTGATTTGTTTGGTGACAAAGATATAGATAAAATAACCTTTAGGAAATTTAGAAATATAGAGATAGATAAAGAATGTTGTATAGAAAGTGATTATAATTTTAATTTACGTAGACTAGAAGAGCATAAAGTTAAAGCAGTAAACGCAGATATTAATAATCTCACCCTACATGAAAATGGATACGAATGGGAAGTGGAAACTTTTAAAACTGGAGAAAAATATGTAGAAAAATTTTTACCAGATTTAATTATTAATACAAGTTCTGAACATATGACAACTGAATGGTTTAATCAAATTCGTTTTAAAAAATGGACAAAAAAACCTTTGGTTGTAATTCAAAATAATAATTTTTTTGGAATACCCGAACATGTAAATTGTGTGCATAGTGTTGATCATATGAAAAAAGTATTCCCTATGGAAAAAATATTATTTGAAGGAGAATTACAGCTTAAAGGTTATAAACGTGTAATGTTAATAGGATATGTATGAATTTAGAAAATTTTAGTCTAAGAAAACTGCAAAAAGAAAGTGCTCGTGCATTAGCTACGATAGAAGCTACAAACGATAATATCTATCAATTTAATAAGCAAGCGCATCATGATAGTCAAAATTGGTATAAAACTGTAATTAAATGGTATGTAGGTAAATATAATGGTCTTCCAAGTGAGATAGGTCCAGGAAAGGATATTAAGATAATATGTTAAATAAAGTCCCTAACATAATTGTTATAGGCTGTAGTTGGTCTAAATGGGGAGACAACGATTTTTTCAGCAATTCAGCCTTAAAAAAAGATAGTGTAAGTAGTTGGCCATTATTGCTGAGTGAGCAATATGATTGTAATGTTGAAAATTTCTCGCTATTAGGTAACAGTATAGCTTTCCAGTTTTATACTTTTTTAGAAATACTAAAAAATTACAAATTAGAAGAAATTGATTTAATAATTTTACAAATAACATCTTTTTATAGGCAATCTTTTAAAATATCAAATAGTAAGTTTCAAAATACGAATATTAAAGAAGATTTAAAGACTATTACACCTAAATATAGAAGTTTAAAATGTGATAGAATTGAACATCATAATCCTTATGCTCCGGCAAAATTTTTTAATCTTGGTAATAAGTCATTTTTTAGAAGATTATGTACAATGAATGCAAAATATTCTATTAATGCTGCTATAGAATTTGAAATAGCATGGATTGATAAAATATTAATTTTATGTAAAGAAAAAAATATACCTTGTCTTCCTTGGCAATATCGCAATGGACATAATTTTTGGGCATATGAAAAAGCTGAGTTTATTCTTGAAAAAGAATTATCTAATAAATTATGGCAAAAGTTTATAGTAGATGAAGGAAAACATTTTAACACAAAAGGACAACAATATATATTAGATCATTTTTTGTTAGACAGAATACGTAAATATGTACAATTATGAAGATATAAAAACAATTCATTTAGAAATAACACAAAATTGTCAAGCTTCATGTCCTATGTGTGATAGGAATCAAAATGGCGGCGCATTAAATCCTCATATTAATTTAGATGAATTGACAATAGATGATGTAAAAAATATATTCACAGTAGATTTTATTTCGCAATTATCTACTATGTATATGTGTGGTAATTTAGGCGATCCTATTGTTGCTCGTGATACTTTAGAAGTTTTTGAATATTTTAGGAGTAATAATTCTAAAATGTGGTTGAGTATGAATACAAATGCAGGTGCTAGAGATGAGAATTGGTGGCAAGAACTTGCTAAAATTTATGGCAGGATGGGTGCTGTTATTTTTAGTGTAGATGGATTGCAAGATACAAATCATATTTATAGGCAAGGTGTAGTTTGGGAAAATGTAGAACGGTCTATGCGTAGTTTTACAGGTGCAGGAGGTAGAGGCCGCTGGGATTTTTTAATTTTTGATCATAACCAACATCAAGTAGAAGAAGCAGAACGGTTAAGTAAAGAATGGGGTTTTGAAAAATTTATTAAGAAAAAAACTGGACGGTTTGTAACAGCAAATGTTGAAGCAAAGGACACACATCAAGCAGTCAACAAAAAAGGTAAAAAGACTGCAGAGATAGCAAAACCTAAAGATGAATTTCAAAACATTGCAATTAAAAATTTACCAATATTATTAGAAAAATATGGCACTATGCATAATTATTATAATAAAGTACCAATTTTTTGTAAAGTAAAAAAAGATGGTAGTTTATTCATTACTGCAGAAGGCTTAGCATTACCTTGTTGTTGGACAGCCGGCCGTATGTATAAATGGTGGCATGAAGATCCTAAAATAGAACAAATATGGAGTTTTATTGATAACAAATCTAAAATTAATGCAAAGAATGGCTTACATCAAGTATTTGCCAGTGGAATTTTTGAAACTATAGAACAAAGTTGGAAGAAAACTTCTTGTGATAATGGAAGATTAAAAGTTTGTGCAATGAAATGTGGAGTAGAATTTGATCCTTTTTCCGCTCAATTTATTAAAAGTTAATATGGGAAAAAATAAATGACAAATATATCTAAAACATTTTGTGTTTTACCTTGGATACATTTAAGCAGTCGGCCAGATGGTAAAATGCGAACTTGTTGCACGTCTAACGCAAGTTCAGTGCAAAGTTCTGACAGTAGTAAGAAAATTGGAGGAGGAGAAGTAGGAGTAGTAAAAAATGACGACGGTATACCTGCAAATTTTAATCATACTTCTTTAGAAAATGCATGGAATTCTTCTTATATGCGTAATGTTAGAAAAAAAATGCTTGCAGGAGAAAAACCTGACAGTTGTTTGAAATGTTATAAAGAAGAAGATGCAGGACATTTAAGTAAAAGAAATTGGGAAACTGAATACTGGAGTCATAGATATGATATTGGCAAGCTAATCAAGGATACTAATGCTGACGGAACTATACCTACAAAAATTAGATATATTGATTTACGTATGGGTTCAAAATGTCAACTTGCTTGTGTTATGTGCTCTCCGCATGATAGCTCTGGATGGATAACTGATTGGCAATCAATATATCCTAAAATAGAAAATAAAAAATTAAAAAATACAAGTCAATGGAAAAATAAAGGACAAGTTCACGGCGCAAGTTATAATTGGCATAAAAACAATCCTAAATTTTGGAAAGAATTAATGGAACAAGTTCCTAATATGTATCAGTTGTATTTTGCAGGGGGCGAAAGTTTAATAATTGATGAGCATTATGAGCTATTAGAAGAATGTATTAAAAGAAATTATGCAAAAAACATTGAATTAAGATATAATTCTAATGCAGTAGAATGGAGAGAAGATTTATTTGATTTGTGGAAGGAATTCAAAAGAGTTAGATTTCATTATAGCATAGACGCACATGGAGAGCAAAATGATTACATACGATTTCCTAGTAATTGGACTCATCAAGAGAAAGTGTTTCATTTATTAGATAATTCTCCAGATCAAGTTGAAGTTACTACAGCTACTACAATATTAGCTTTAAATATTGCTTATATTCCAGAATTTGTAAAATGGAAAGTTTCTCAAGGATTTAAAAAAATCAATCAATGGCCATTAGGTGCAGGAGGAATAAATATGCATTTTGCTTATTGGCCTCCTCAATTAAATGTTAAAGTTTTACCAAAAAATATTAAAAAACAAATAACTGAAAAATATGAGAAAGAATTTTATCCGTGGATAGATGAAAATTGGAATAAATTTACTGGAGTAGCAGAAAACAATATTTCTTATGATGAATTTCAAAATGCACCATACGGTAAAAAAAGATTCAAAGGAATTATAAATTTTATGAATGCTGAAGATTGGAGTGAAAGGCTACCTGAAACAAAAGAATATTTAAATTTAGTTAACGAACAAAGAGGATGGACTAACAAATTTTTACAAGTATTTCCTATTTTTGAGGAGATAATATATGGGTAAGGGTATTTGCTCTGCAGTTCATCATGGTTTATGTATCACTGCTTACGGTGCAGTAAATCCTTGTTGTGCTACAACACAAGATTTTTCTAATTTAGAAAATACTTCAAATCTTGTTGATTATTTTTATAATGATGTAGAATTAGAAAAAGCTAGGAAAATAGAAATCGAAACCGAAGAATGGTTAGAAGCTTGTAAAGGTTGCGAAATAAAATCAAAATCTGGGCTAGTATCTCGAAAAGATAAATTTTCTAATTGGTACAGATTCGTAAATCCTAAATGGACAGCAGAAAACAAACACGAGATACTTCATATGGATATAAGTTTTGGAAATTCTTGTAACCAAAAATGTATTATGTGCAATAGCAACTTTTCAAGTCAATGGTTAGATGATGATTTAGAAATGAAAGAAACTGCTCCATATATAAGGAATTGGAATGGACTTAAATTAAAAAATTGGAGTTTGACATATGAGTATTTAGATCAAATTGCACTATTAGTAACAGATAAAACGCAAAAAATAGAAATTAAGGGCGGGGAACCTTTATATGATAAGAGATTTGAATATTTTGTATTAAAAGTTTTAGAGGTTAATGAGAATGTTATGTTTAATGTTAATACAAATGGTACACATTTTAGTATGAAAAATATAGAAATGCTGAATAAAATTAAAAATATTAACATTGATATTAGTTTTGACGGTATAAACAAAATATATGAATGGATAAGGGGGACCGAATGGAAAAAGTCAGAAGAAAATTTCCAAACATACCTACAACATTGTAAACATTCTTGCAACTTAAATTATACCACTAGTATGTATAATATAGATCATTTTGAAATTTTTTACAATTGGGCAGCAGATTTATCCGAAAAATATAAAAAAGCTGTTCCTTGTCTTTTTACCCAAGTAGTTATGACTCCATCTTTTCAACAAATTATGTACGCTGATAAAAAAAGAATACATCAAGGCTTAGAGCAGATAGAGCGTATTAAATACGATCCTCGAGGAACGCAATCAAGTACTAATTTATTTAGACCAAGATTAGAAATTATTCAAAAATATTTAGAAAATCAATTATCTAAAACTGCTGATATTAACATATTTGAAAAAGCACATAATCATTTTGTAAAAATTAGGGGCTGGGATATAAGAGATTATGTTAACTTGTAAGGTACCTTGGATCTCAATTACATTAAGCGGTAATGGAGACATTAAGCCGTGTTGTGTGTTTAAAGGAGGAGAGCATAGTATTCATAAAGGAGATACGCTTGACTCGACGTGGAAAGATTTTGATAAACTTCGTGAACAATTTATTAAAGGATATAAACCTGATAAATGTAATCAATGTTGGAAAAGAGAAGAAACATTAGGATACAGTAGAAGAACATGGTATGATGATAAAATAAAAATTTGGCCAGAAACTTTTGATTTAAATCCTACAATGGAATTACGACATATGGATTTAAATTTTGGAAATACTTGTAATTTAAAATGTCGTATGTGTGGTAGTTGGGGCAGTACTGCATGGTTTAAAGAAGAAGAAAAACTAATGTCTTGTAATCCTGCATTACAAAGAGGAGTATCAAATCTTAAACCTACAATAATACCTGCTGATTATTGGGCTGATAAAAAAACGATGTTTCGATTTTTAGAACGAATAGATTTCAAGGGCGGAGAACCGATGATGCAAGAAGGTATGTATGATTTCCTTGAGTATCTTGTTTCATGGGGATATGCATCTAACATAACTATTGCTTATACAACAAATGGTACTAAAACTCCTGAAAGGTTAAAAGAGCTTTGGCCAAAGTTTAAGAAAGTAAAATTAGTAATAAGTGTCGAAGCAACTGGTAAATTGTATGAATATATTAGAGGCGGTGACGTTCAATCTATAGATTCCTTAAAAGATAACATACATTGGTTTGATCAATTTAATAATTTAAATGGTAGTTTTAACAGTGCTATACAAATTTATAATATATTTGCTTTACCAAAATTACTTGAATGGTTTAGAGATACTGTAAATGCTAGCAAAAAATGGCACACAGATCCAAATACTTTTAAATTTGATTGTTTAGTAGTTAATCCGCCGTATTTAGATATAAACATTATGCCAAACAGTTTAAAGAACAAAGCTATCTCAATAATAGAAGAAAAGAATTATAAAAGCCTTGGTGTTATAAAAAGTGCATTACAGAAAAAAAATACTTTTGATGATTATAACTGGAAATTGTTTATAGATTTTACCAAACAATTAGATAAAATGCGGCATACAGATATTAAAGAAGTTGTTCCTGAGTTACAGGAGTATTTTTAATGTTTACTTTGAAAAATAGCTGTGTTTATATGAATAATTTTCCTTTCATTAATAATAAAGGACAATTAAAGCTTTGTTGTAAAAATAATACGTATACAATGGAAGGAAATATCAAAACTCATTCGTTAAAAGAAATGTATTTTAGTTCTTTATACAATGAGTTAAGGGATAAAATGTTAGCAGAAAAGGTTATAGAAGGATGTGATATTTGTTATTCACAAGAAGCTCGTAACGAAGATAGTTTTAGAATTAGAGCTTTGACAAATATTACTAGAGAAGATAGAGATAAGATAGTTCCCTTTCCAAAAGTAAAGATACAAAATTTAGATCTAAGGATAGGTTCTACTTGTAATTTAATGTGTTCAATGTGTCATCCTACAGATAGTAGTAAATGGTATGCAAATTATGAAACATTTGCAAAAGAAGTTCATAATAAAAGTGACAATCATGTGAACATTATTAAATCAACAAATATTCCAACTGATTTAAATTGGGCAACATATGACGAAAGTTGGGATAATATTTTTAAAAGTATTGATGATGAATTAAATTTTGTTTACATTGCGGGAGGAGAGCCTTTTTATATTAAAAAATTTCCTGAGTATTTAACACATTTAATTGAAAAATCTCCTAATGCAATAATTGAAATAAACACTAATTCAACTGCTGCTATTCCAGAAAAGTATTTAGATAAATTAAAAGGAAAGTTACAATTACGTATTAGTATAGATGGTTTTAGAAAAACAGAAGAATATCAACGTGCAGGTACAAATTGGAATGAGAAAATTAAGATAATTGATTCATATTCAAAATATTTTGAAATTAAATGTTTTGATATTACTCTAACAAGTTTTACTATTAGATCTTTGCCTTCTCTTGTAAGTTTTTTAGAAAATAGATATCCAAAAGTTCGTTTTTTATTTAGACCTGTTGTAAATAGGCAAGGTCAAGATATTAGAAGTGTACCTAAAAAATTTTTAAGTCATGTAAAAACATTTTGTAAGGAAAAACAAGAAATAATTAATGAAAATAAGGAAATGCGCTGGCATTATAACAATATTAATCAAATTTTAAATTTTTTAAATCAAGATTATATTGATGAAAAAGAAACATTACAAAAACTTGTAAAATATTGGGATGATTTAACAGGAATACATTTTAAATCTTTTGATACAGAATTTGGAAATTGGATAAATGAAAACCATAGCAGTTGAGCATAGTAGTCCTAATCAAAGTAAAATTTTTAAAATAGAATGGAATTTAGGAAAACGTTGTAATTTTAATTGTAGCTATTGTGATGAATATACTCATGATAATTATAGTAAGCATATACCTTTTGATATAGCAAAAAAAACTATAGATAAAATTATGGCTAAAACGCAAAATAAAAAAATTAAAATAAATTTAACAGGCGGAGAACCTACGGTAAATCCTGATATTGAAGAAATAATTTCTTATATGTATGATAATAATATAGATATAGGAATAACAACAAATGGAAGTAGGAAGCTAAATTTTTATCAAAAAATCCTGCCAAAATTAGCAAGCTTAATATTTAGTTATCATATGGAATATCATGCAAGAGAAGTCCTTCCGGAAAATATTGTTGAAATATATAATCTTGCTCAACAACAAAAAAAATATATTCACGTGCATGTTCATATGATGATGCTACCTACAAAATTTGATGAAGCAATTAATGCGTTTGATTTTTTTAAACAGAATTCAGTTCCTGTTGTCATGCGCCGAATTAGACCAGCTTACAAAAAGGATAATGATGCAATTTATGAAAATAAAAAACTTATAGCTGGTAATATTGCAAGGCCTTTTTATGACGGTGTTGTTACATTGAAAATGACCCCAAATGGGCCAGATTATTCAGGTGCTGATGATTATTATAGTAATGATGAGATAACATATTTAGAAAATAACAATGTATAAAATACTTAAAAATCAAAATAAAGCAGGTAGTTTTACGAATGTCGCTACTATAAGAAAAGATGGAAATGATATTTTTTATGTAGAAGAAAATGTAAATGATATCACTGTAAGGCGAGAAAATCAGTATAAAGGTTGGTTGTGCTGGTCAGGTATCGAAAGTTTAATGATAGATGCAGACGGAAATGTTTTTACTGCAACTTGTAGGACAAAAAAGTTAGGCAACATATATACCGAGTTTACTCTACCCGATGAACCCATTATATGTACAAAAAATTGGTGTGCTTGTGCAGCCGATTTAAATACAAGTAAAGCAATTGATATAGAATCAGCAAAATTATTAAGGAGGGCTAATAATGCATATTCTCGAACGTTGGGAAGCTAGAAGAACAGAACGATGGTTTTCAGATACACCTATAGAAGAAGAAAAAATTAAAATATTATGTAATATTATACCGTGTATTCCCGCTCAACAAGGAGAAGCAGATCATTTTTGGTTTTGTATTTCACGTAAAGAAATAAGACTTAGAACTTTTATTTCCGTTAATGTCTTTCAAAATAATAACGAAGATGGAAATTTTGGTTTTGGATCTGTTTATTCAGCTCCTTTTATGTTTCTCTCATGTGATAATCAAGCCAGTAGTTGTAATAATGCTTGTTTAAATATAGGGCTGCATACAGGCGTATTGCTTTCTGTTGCGCTTGAGCTAGGTTTAGATGTTGCTACAATAGGATGCACGGCTGGTTTCAATACAGATAAAGTTTCAGAGTTTAATACACTCATAAGGCAATGTAGATCTATACCCGGAGCTAAAGAATTATATCCTGTTACAGCAGTTTGTGTTGGTTATAAAGATAGGAAATATGCTAATAGAAATTATATTCAGATACATGGAAAATATGTTGCAACACAGTTATCTAAGCCCTATCGAAGGAAACCTAACAATTTTATAGGAAAATAAAATGGATTATAAAGAAAAAGCATTGTCTAGTAGTACATTTTGTCTATTGCCTTTTATACATATGGCAACAAAAACTGACGGGGACTTAAAGTTATGTTGTAGAAGTTGGCCAATTGGTAATATATCTAAACAAAGTATAAAAAGTTTATGGAATGGTAATACATACAAAAGGGTAAGAATGCAAATGTTAAACAGTCAACGCCCTCCAGAATGTGATGCATGTTGGCGTCATGAAGACATAGGTGTCACAAGTATGCGACAAAGATACAATAAATCAAGATCAAAGCAATACCTAAATACCTTAGATAATTTGTCAGATAATTATACAATGCCTTTACAAATTCCTATAATAGAAGCCAAATTAAGTAACTTTTGTAATTTAAAATGTAGAATGTGTCATCCATTAGACAGTACAAGTTGGAGTAAGGATTGGAAAGCAATTGAGCATTTGATGAAGGATGCAAATGAAAGCACATATAAAAAAGTTATAGAATATGATTTAACAGAAAAACCTTATATAAATGCTTATGAAAATAATAATGAATTTTGGAGTGAATTTAAAGAAATTGCTCCGTTTTTAGATAGGATAGAATTTGCAGGGGGAGAACCACTTATTGATCCCGTGCATTATAAAATTTTACATATACTTAAAGATTATGGAGATAATATAGAAATTAAGTATTCTACAAATTTAACTAGATTGAATTACAAGAAAGATGATGTAGAAGTGCTTTGGAATTACTTTAAATGTATTGATTTAAATATTAGTATTGACGGTATATATGATGTTTATAATTACATAAGACAGTTAGGTGATTATAATATTGTAAAAGAAAATATAAAAAAAATATCTAATCATAAAAAATTGCGTTATATAGGCGCAGCTATTACTTTACAAATTTATAATAGTTTTCAAATACCTGCCATGTTTGACGAATTTGTAGAGGAATGTAATATTGACATACATACTCATAGAGTAAATTATCCTAAATTTTTAGATGCAAGGGTTATACCACAAGATATACGAAATAGTATTATAAAAGATCTAGAAAAATATATACATACTGTATCACAAAAAACCCATACAAATTGGACAAAAGAAAGGAAAAATAAGGCTATATCTCATTTAGAGGACGCAATAGCTATGTTTAAAGGAGGAGATATGTCAGCGCAAATAAACAATTTTATAGAATTTAGCGATATATTAGATAAAAAACAAGAGGTTAAAAAGACGTGGAGAGAATTGCTGCCAATATTAGTAAAAGGTATTAATAAAAATGATCACAGCTAAACAACAAAGAGAAATTTTGCAATTTGGTTCTGTTGCTGTAACCTATGTTGCAGAAAAAGAACATAGATACAGTGATAAAGTTTTTGCCAGACTTTGTAAAAATGTGGCAGAATATGATGTTATTCATCTTATAAAAAATGGAATTGCAGCGTCTATAGAAAACAGTTTAGTAGATAGTCTAAAATTTGCAAAAGCATATGACAAAAAATTTCTTTTATATTGCCAAGTAGGAAATTTAATTATTTGGGAAGAGATTGCAGAGCATTTAAAAGAAATTTTATTATTAAATCCTACGGTAAAATTTATAGGACATATTTTACAGCATAATAATAAAAGTTTTTATATTCATCCTCAATTTTTTTTAATAGATGTGAAATGGGCTATTAGTAACAAATGCGTTACCATTTGTAATGAGCATTCGGATATTAAGTGGGAAGGCCCGTTATTAAGCAGGAGTAAAGAAAATTTTCATGATAATTACACTCCTATTTGGGTGCAGGCTACAGGTAAATATAAAAATTTTGTTGGAAGAGGTAAAGGAGCAAATATTATTGATATATTGGCACGATCTGCTGCAGATTTTATGCCTTGGCAAGTGAATGTTAGAAAAAATAAAAAATTTTTGTATCCTACAGTAAAACAAGAATTAATTAAACAAAAAAATGAGATTTTTGAGGAAATGTTGTTTACTAGACCGTATGTTGCTAATACAGAAAATATTACACCTAAAGCAATGTTATCAAACATAAATCCAAAAATAAAGTTTAATATATCTTTTTCTCCTGCTAGTGGAATATTTTGGTTTTTATTACCTTATTACTTAAAGGTCACGTCGTTTGTTTATGATTCGTCGCCATATGCACTACGTATGGTTGAAAAAATTAGAATGGATTGGAATGGTAGGAATTATAAAGAGTTTGTAATTAAAAATTTTTTAAACGAAAGTCCTAATATAGGTTTGTATGCCGCTCATACAGGACCATTTTTAGATCAAGCAAATGATCTGATTGATTCTTTAGGGGAGGATTTTGTTAGATGGTGGCATAAAAATAATAAAGGTCCTTTACGACAAGTTAATTTATGTAATTTTTCTAATTTTCAAAGATTATTAGTAGATGATCATAAAAATTTAAATGTTTTTTTTAATTTTTCTAATATTTTTCATTTTAGACCAGTAGCTGTTTTTAATAGTTTACAAGAAAGGGTTAATTTGCTGAAGGAGCTAAGAAATTTTATGTTAGAAAATTATAAATTTGTACATTTTCTTGGTACATCTCCTATTGGAAAAGACAAGATAGATGGAGATATAATTGATGGAAAATTAGTTTGCCCCCTAAAATTATTCGAATAAATAAAATATATGGATAAAAATATAATAGATTTATTTGAAAAGAACAAATCAATTGGTCATTATTCTAAAGGTGTGCCTGCCTTGCCAAAAGAAATGATTCCTTGGCAAGGCAATTATGATCAAGCTGCAATGTGGATAATAAAAAATAGTTATATACCTACTTTACTTTTAGATTTAGAAATTCCATTTAATGAAATGCTTGCAGAATCTGTAACCAATGACGAATATTACGTAAAACATAGAGGTAATAGATCACCTGGGTGGTATAGCATGGCTATACATGGAACTGCAGTAAACCATACCCAACCTGCAGAATATTATTACAAAAAAAATAAACCTAAATATGATTGGACTGATTTAGCAGAAAAATGTCCTATAACAAAAGATTGGTTAAAAAGTTTAGAATTTGAATCTTTTAGTAGGGTTAGATTTATGAAATTATCTCCAGGAGGATGGATAGAACCACATCAAGATACACATATTGCAGGAATTCAGGCATGGAATGTTGCTTTGAATCATCCCCCAGGACATGAATTTGTAATGGATAATTATGGGTTGGTTCCTTGGCAAGAAGGGCAAGTTAGAGGAATAGATATTAGTTCTTTGCACAGTGTAAGAAATGTAGGAAAAAAGGATAGAATACATATAATTATTCATGGTAGTATTGGAGATAAATTTAAAAAGATAATTTGTAAAAGTTATTTAGATCTGTATGAAAAAACCTATTGATATTGTGTTGTTAAGCACACCAGTAATGGAAACAAGAGTGCCTGCGCCTGCAATTTATTATCTAAAAGGCGCATTAAATCCGCATGGATTTAAATCTCGGTGTTTTGACTTAGTAAGAGATAGTGAAGAAAAATTTGGTGTAGAAGACAATAAGAAAATAAACAGTTTTTTGTTAGCTAATTGGCATGCTGGAATGCTTGTTGATGAAGATGATAGAAGTATTTATAATAAAATTTTTCAATATTATAGAGAATATGTAAAAGAAAAAATATTATGTTTAAATCCTAAATATATCGGTGTGAGCGTTTTCAGTCAAAATAGTCAAAAATCAAGTCACATATTATGTAAAGCTTTGAAAGAATTTTTACCGCATACTAAAATTATTTTAGGAGGAACTGGGTTAGGTATTTCTATGGGCGGAAAAAAAGAGTTTGGATCTAATTTAATCGATCAAGGCTTAGCTGATTATTTTATTGACGGAGAAGGCGAAATTGCTTTAGTTGAACTGTTAAAAGGTAATTTAAACTATCCGGGAATAAATTCTACAGTCTATAAACAAATTGATAACATAAATGATTTGCCTTTTCCTGATTATAGTGATTACATGCAAGATTACGGTAATATTAATAAAATTACTTTGACAGGATCTAGAGGGTGCGTAAGGCGTTGTAGTTTTTGTGATATAGGAGCATTTTGGAAAAAATTTAGATATAGATCTGGTGAAAATATTGCTGAAGAAATTATTAGAAATAAAGAATTGTATAAATCCCGAACGCACTTTTTTTCAGACAGTCTTATAAATGGAAGCATGAAAGCATTTAGAGATTTTTGTAATGTTATGGCAGATTATCATAAAAAGTATCCAAGAGCCAAGGACCGAATTAGATGGGGAGGACAGTTCATAATAAGGAGTGAAATGCAGAGTCCTGCAGAAGATTATGAATTAATGCGTAAAGCAGGTATGTCTTGGGCTAGCATAGGAATAGAGAGTGCAAGTGAAAAAGTTAGAGATCATATGGATAAACAATTTAGTAATAAAGATATGTATTTTAGTATTGATAGATTAATAGAGAATGACATACCTGTTACTGCTATGTTTATAGTAGGCTATCCTACAGAGACTGAGGAAGAATTTAAAGAAAATATAAGATGGCTACAGTATTATGCAGATAGAAATAGCAGTAAAGTAAAACAGGAATGGAAAGGGCAAATTAAAGATATAAATTTAGGACAAACCTTAGGTGTCTTATCGGATAGTCCGTTAGGAAACATGGACATTTTTGAGGGAAAAGATACGTGGGTGTCAAAAGTTGTACCTGGTTTGGATTTTGAAGAACGGGTAAATAGACGTAAATTGTTATCAAAAATTGCTAAAGACTTAGGCTACACAGTAAGGTGGGACGAAAAACAATTACATTTTTTAAATAAAAAATTAGAAAGATGGCAGAGTAAAGGACGTCCTATAACATGAATACTAAAACGTTTTGTATATTGCCGTGGATGCATCTTGCAACTAATGCTAGTGGGAATTTACGAGTATGCTGTAATTCGCTTCCTGGAAAAAATTTTGTAACAAAAGATAACGGTCAACCTTATAAAATTTATAAAGATAACTTAATTGAAGCCTGGAATAGTGATGTTTACACTAAAATAAGGGAAGAAATGTTAAATGGTATAAGACCTGAAATGTGTACCCGTTGTTTTAGAGAAGAAGATACTGGAATAAAAAGTTCTAGGCAGGCCTGGAATGAAAAATGGATGGAAAATAAAATTTACAGTAAGAATCCTGATTTTGAAATTAAATATGTAGATCTAAGATTAGGCAATTTATGTAATTTAAAATGTAGGATGTGTAATCCTTATGCAAGTAATCAATGGGTAAAGGAATGGAATTTAGTAGAAGAAGCTCTGTCGCCAAGTGAATATGATAGGTTAAGTAATATGAATTGGCCTTCTGCAGAAAAAACTTGGATAAATTTATTTGCGATAGCAGAAACAGTTGATGAAATATATCTTACAGGAGGCGAACCTACTATTATTAAAGAACAGCATAGATTATTAGATTATTTTATTGATAATAATATTTCTCATAAAATCAAATTAAAATATAATACAAATTTAACAAATATTCCTGCAAAGCTTATAGAAAAATGGAAAAAATTTAAAACAGTTCAATTAAATTGTAGTATTGATGCAGTAGGTGATTTAGATAGATACATACGTTTTCCTAGTAATTGGAATCAAATACAAGAGAATTTTAATCAGGTTAGACTGTTAAAAAATGTAAATATAGAAATACATTGTACAGTGCAAATGTATAACATTTTGCGATTAGATGAATTTTTAGATTGGGCAGGACCTTATAATAATAAAATTTATTTAAACATATTGAATCATCCTGAATATCTTAATATAAGGGTTTTACCTGTAGAGTTAAAATTTATTGTAGAAAAAAAATTAAAAAAGTATTTACATTTTCCTAAAGTTAAAGGGGTTATTGATTATATGTTAGCTGAAGACTGGGTTGACCAATACAAAAATTTTGTTGATTATACGTGTAAAATTGATAAATCAAGAGAGCAAAATTTTGCAAACTTTGTACCTGAATTTCATTTAGAGAAATATGTATAATAAAAAAACATATTGTCCTATGCCTTTTGTGACAATGACTGTGAATCCAGGAAATTACATTTCACGATGTATGATGAGTGTAAAATCAATGGGAGAAATACAATCAAAAACTTTGCAAAATTTAGCGTTTGAAACGCTTAGATCTAATATGCTAAATGGAGTTTGGGATAAAGAAGGTTGTAAAGTTTGTTATAGTAGAGAAAATGCAAATTTAGATAGTCAAAGGTTAAAATGGTTAAAAAATGAAAAAATATATTTAGATGAAGAAGGTATATATGAAAAAAATATTAATTTAAGCAGAAATAAAATTTATCATTTATATTTAAATTTTAGTAATATTTGTAATTTTAAATGTAGAATGTGCGGACCGCATTTTAGTAATGCATGGTTAAGTGACCATAGGAAATTGTTAGAGAAAGGAATATATAAAGAAATTTATATTCCACCTAAAAGTCAAGTAGATATAGATAAATTTTTATTAGAATTTGGTAATGATTTACAAAATTTACGGCAAATTTGGATCACAGGAGGAGAACCGTTTATTGATAATAAATTATTTGATTTCTTTGAAAAGCTAGAAAGTTATGCAGATTTAAAAAATATAAAGGTAAGTGTAAACACAAATGGTAGCAAGTTAGATGTTAATAAATTGAAAATTTTAAGGAATTTAAAACAAATTGTAATTAATTTTAGTGTAGACGCTGTAGGTGATTTGTATAAGTACATGCGTGGTTATAATTATGATTTTAAAGAAATTGATAAAAAGATAAACAATTGTTTAAAATTACAGAATGAGCAAAATAATTTAAATATTGCTGTAAATGGAACTTATCAATTATATAATATTTTGAATGTAGAAGATTTTTGGCTATGGGGTAAAAAAGTTGCTAATTCTAAAAAAGGAAATTGGATAGAATATAGAACACTTTCTGGTCCAAATTTTCTTGCTGCTCGTCATGCACCTTTAACAGTAAAAAATAAAGCAGTAAAAATTTTGCAAAAACTAATAGATGACGATAAAGATTTTATTCATAATCATTATTTGCAACAGGCTATTTGTGAATGTAAATTAAATGCTGTACCAGAGTATATAAAAAAATTTGTTAATTTTAATAACGAACTTGATAATATAAGGAATGAAAAGTTAAATGATTATTGCGAGTTTTTATTAAAAGGCTGGCGTGAAGAAGGTAATTTAGATGAATAGGTATTGCGAAGCAGGCAAAAATCATGTATGGATACGGTCTATGGGTGTAGGACCAATGGCTCAATTGTGTTGTAGTTTAGACAGGAGTGATATACATAGATATCCATTAGATAAGGTATCTGATTTTTTAACATTGTTAGATTCTGCAGAATGGAAAAAAAAGTATGATGTGCTTGAAAAAGAAAGATTAGACGAATGTAGTAATTGCTATAAAGCTGATCAACAAAAAAAAGATAGTCAAAGAAGAAAAATAAATAGTTTTTGTAAAAATGGCAAGTTTTTTTTAAAAATTGATTTTAGTAATAAATGTAATTTAAAATGTTTAATGTGTAGCAGTGCTAGAAGCACATCTTGGATTAAAGATGAATACCAATTAAAAAAAGATTTAGATTGGTGGGATTGGGTGCCTATAAAGTATTCTACATTAGGAGACGATTGGTGGCATAATTTACCAAACTTGTTTTGGAATAGTGTAAGCACAGTTGAAATTTCAGGAGGCGAACCATTATATCAAGAAGATGCAATTGCTTTTTTAGAGTTTTTTGCTCATTCTTATCCAAATATCACAATAAGAATAATAACAAATGCAACTTTGTTAAATGACAATGTTAAAAAAATTTTTACAAAAATAAAAACATTAGATGTTTTAACAAGTATAGATGCATGGGAAGATGAAATTTATAGATATAGTAGAGGCGGAGTACATTCGTTAGATAAAATAAAAGAAAATCTTAAAATAATTAATTCTATTGTTACAAGGCATGCTGTTGTAGATACCTTACATCCAGTAAACTACGATCAATCTCTTATTGGAAAGCAATGGCTTAGGCAAAATGGTTTAAAAGTTGATTATCATGCCTCGTATGTGTTTTCGCCAGATTTTTTAGATCCAAGAAAAGTATTACCTGCTAATTTATTGCCCGGAAAAAAAGATTATAAATTAATGAAAAGATTTAAAGAATTTATTTTAGCATTAGATAAAATACGAAATACAAATATTTTTGATATAAGACCAGAATTTGAAAAATGGTTTCTGGAGATAGGATGAAAATAGGAATTTTTGGAGATAGTTTTGCAGAAAAAGTTAATCCTGCATTGTGGATTTGTTCAACCTTACAGGAAAACAAGTATACAAATTACTTAAGAGAAAAAATAAGGGAGGATACTTATATTTGGCATGATTATTTTGCTGAACAGGGGCATACAGTGCATGATTATGGTAGGGGTGGTACCGATATCTATTATTCCTATTATCAGTGGCTGCATAATCATGAAAAATATGATTGTTGTATATTTCTTGAAACAGGTTTTCGTAGGCTCTCGGTAAGGCACAAGAACTTTAATGCAAAACATGAAAAAGATCTTTGGTATTCTGTTGTAAATGTGCAAGATGCGTTACGCAAATCAAATCCAAATAAAAGTCTATTTAAAGGAAGCAAGAATAAAAAAAATGTCTATTATAATAACTTTGCAAAAGCTGCAATATATTATTATAAAATTATTGATAGCTACGATCCTTTTAGGCATATACATTTTTGTGAGTTAATGTTGAAAGAAGTACAACAAAAGAGGCCTGATACGTTATTTGTACCAGCAGTATATAATGATCCTTTAAACAATTCACCTACTTTGACAGACATTTATCTTATGGAAACAGCGGCAATGGGAGAAGTATATCAGAAAGAGTTAGAAAACAATACATGTTTTATTGGTGAAGGTAAAGGATTCGCTGATATAAGAGTTGCTCATTTAAGTAAGAAAAATCATGAAATACTAGGAAAAAAGATATATGATAGTATTATGAATAAGGTAACAAATTTTAAAATAATTATTGAAGATTATATAATGGAATTTTCTCAAGACGAAATAGACAAATGTTGGATTTCGAAACAAGAATGGAAGAATATAATTGAAAAAAGATATGCATAATGAATACAGATTTAAAATATAGTAATTATGATTTTACAAAAATACCTTTTAAAGATTTAGTACAAGTTGGTCAACGAACTTTATTATATAGAGATATTTTTACAGTATCTTGGTTACTAGGTAGATATTGTAATTATCGTTGCTCATACTGTTGGCCGTATGCTAGATCTAATTCAAAAGATCATCGACCTACAAAATTATGTCTATTGACCATAGATGAAATAAAGAGGCAAGCAAGGACTAACGGATTTAATAGTTTCCATTTTAGCTTGTCAGGAGGTGAGCCGACATTTCATCCTGGATACTTAGATATCTTAAAATATCTGGCAGATGATGTTCCTAACACGAATTATACAAGCATACACATGACTAGTAATTGTTCTAGACCATTAGAATGGTTTAAACAATATGTTGAATATGCAAAACCATTTCATAGGGCAAGTATTACAGCGAGTTTACATACAGAACATGTATGCACAAAAGATCAGATGCAAGATTTCGCGGATAAATTAATCCTATGTCAAGAAAACGATGTTCAAATTACAATAAATCAAGTTATGGTACCTGAATGGTTTGACAGAGATTGGGAGAATGCTTTATTTTTCCATGAACAAGGAATAAATGTAACACTAAAACCGCAAAGTGATCCTACTGCTAGTCGTGTTGTTGATGGGTATACAGATGAACAATTAAAAAAATTATGGAATGGAATGCCACAGCGTGCCTATACAGAATCTAAACGTAAATGGGATGATAGACCAAAGCCGTCTTATGATATCAATCCAGGAATAATGGGTAAAAATGATGCGAGTGTGCCTTGGCATATGCAAGTAGAGTTTACTGATAAAGATGGAAAAAAATGGTATATAGATCAGGCGGAAAGATTTAATGCTTTTAATTTTAATAAATTTAAAGGATGGAGCTGTAATGCAGGATTTCAGGGTATAATTATTAGAGAACCAGATGGAAGTGTAAAAAGAAGTTATAGCTGTCATGATGTGCCTTTAGGAAATATTGAAACAGGTTTTAATTTGTTTAAAAAACCGGAATTTTGTATAACTGATAGTTGTGTGTCAAGTGCTGACAGCAAAATTCCAAAAAGGAAAGTTTTATGAAATTTTACATTACAGGAGTAAGAAGAGGTTTAGGAAAAGCGTTAAGTACTAAATATGGAAATTGTGGTTCTTTAGAAGAATGCGATATCTTTATTAATTGTAAGCACGATGGATTTCAACAGGTTGAAATGCTGTACAAGGCAGCAGAATTAGGTAAACGTATTATTAACATTGGATCACATGCAAGCGACTATACATACTTAATGAAATATTCTGTTGAAAAGAAGGCATTACGTGAAGCAAACCATCATTTATTCACTACTGGAGTTAATACGACATGTGTAAATTTCGGATATATAGATACTGAAAGTCAAGCACATAAAGATGTTTCTAAAATGAGTGTGGATTACTGTGTTGGCGTAATAGATTGGGTGCTAAGCCAGCCATATCGGATTAAAGACATTACAGTAACGCCTACGTAATGTCTAACTTATGGACAATTTTTACTAATGAAAAAAAATGTTTTATTATGTACTTTTAGTATTCAATTTCAAGATTGGTTGCCTTATGCTGTAGGGTGCCTTATATCTTACTGCAAAAGAAATGCTAAAATAAATGAACAATTTAATTTTTTAGAACCAGAATTTTTACAGAGATCTGTTTTTGATACACAAATGACCAAAAAGTTACAAAAAACAAATATTTTAGGACTTACTTGTTATATATGGAATCAAGAAATAAATGATAGGTTAGCAAAAAGATTTAAAAAAATTAATCCAAATGGTTTAGTAGTGTATGGAGGACCACAAATACCAGAAGATAAAGAAGAGGCACAAGAATATTGTAAAGAAAGACAATATGTTGATATATGTTTTGTTGGACCAGCTGAAGAAAATTTCAAACAATTTTTACTTAAACTAGATGATCCTATAGATAGTCATGAAGGCACTGTTGGTATAGGATGGAATAATGTAAATGTTGACAGAAAATTGTATAAAGTAAATTATACTCCTACACCTTATACTGATGGAACGTTAACTAAAATGTTTTTCCTTACAGGAGATAATTATGTTATACCTATGGAAACAAACAGGGGGTGTCCGTATGCTTGTGCATTTTGTGATTGGGGAAGTGTAATAAAAAGTAAAATAACAAGATTTGATACAGATGTTATTATGAAAGTTTTTGAACTAGCATTTAAGGGTAACATTAATAGAATCGAATTTATAGATGCAAATTATGGGGTTTTCCCTGTAGATTTGGATTATGTAAATGAAATGATACGATTGAAATACGAGTATAAAAGAAACGATATGAAAGTAACGTTTTGTGGACTTGCTAAAAACGGAAGTAAATACCTTGCTGAAATAATGACAAAAGTACAAAAAGAGTTTGAAGAGAATAATAATACTATGAAATTAAGTATACAAACTCATACAAAAGAAGCTTTAGAAGTTGCAAGTAGGCAAAACATCAGTAATGAAAAAATGTTAGAAATTTATAACAATGTAAAAAAACAAGGTTATGAAATTAATAGTGAATTAATTATAGGTATGCCAGGCGAAACAGATGAAACGTGGTTAGATGTTTTACAAAAAGATATCGATAATGGTTGTAAATTTAACAGATGCTATCCGTTAAGTGTAATGCCTAATACTACATATTATTCAAAAGAATTTAGAAAAAAATATAATGCAAATTTAATAAAAATTTTTGCACCAAAAGACCTTTTGAATATGAAATTAACCGATTATCATAAAAATCGACAAAATGCTCGATTTATTAAAACTAATGTTAGCATGACAGATACATTACAATGGCGCAGTATGACTATGTTTAATTCGTGTTACAGTTATACGAATGAACAATTAGAAAAAATGTACATGTATTGGTGGTGGTTCAGTACTTTGTTTAATACAGGATTTGCTAGAAAGTTTATGTTAATTTCTAAAAAATCGATTCGTTATCAAGCTTATGATTTTTTTGATAAAATTGATAAAATGCCGTTATTTAAATCATTTTTTGATGATCAGCAGTATGCCTTTAAACAAAATTTAAGCACTAAGGAGGAAATTGTATATTTGACTGATCTATTGAGTGTCCAGTATATTATTAAAAATCATATGCGGCTTAGAGAAGTAGTTGATATTTATGATAATTTAGATATAGCAGCAAATGAAATTCGTTTAGTTTATAAAGATTTTACGTTAGATCATATTGATAATTTTTTAACAAAAAAACATTATTATAAATTATATTCTGCAGACGGAAATATGGAAAAAAAATATGCCAACAGTTTTGTATCAGACACCACCGTTGATTTACTTGCGAACTAAAAAAACAGGAAGTTTTTCTTTAAAATTTTGTATGAGAGAATATGCATATAATAATCAAATTACTATTTTAGATGTTAAAAGTAAATATACTGATACGCTAGACACGCATAAGTTTATAAGTCATATGCCAGCTAAAGATTTAAGTAAAAGACTTGATGTATGGAATAGTGCTTACAAATTTACGTTTGTTCGTAATCCATGGAAAGTAATATACAGTTATTATATTTATATAAAATACACATTACCAATGTATAATTATCAAGTAAAAGAATCTTATTGTGTTAATAATTTAAATGACTTTGTGCTAAGTTTGCAAGACGTACACGGAACAATAAATTTTAATAGAGAAATTTATACAATTGATAATCAAGTTTGTGCAAATGTTTTTGATATATCAAGTATTCCTATAGTTATGAAAAAACTATTTATGATAGACAATGTTCCGTGTAAAAATACACAAAAATATAATTTTAATATAAATGAGTTTACATCAAGATTAGATAACTATGTTTATAATGATTATGAATGGGAAATAAATGAGTTTGATTACACAAAACCTACCTTGGATTGATGTTGACTATGACATTCCTAATAAAAAAGAATTATTAAGGTTAATCAAAACAGTTGAGTTTGTATTAGCTGACAACAAAGTTGACGAATCGTACGACGGCATTTATCGCCGAGCTCATAATCTTACTATTGGTAAACTATGGGATCAGCAAAATATTAATGCTGAAGGCTATGACATGAAGCCATTACCTGATCAAAAACCTTATAAAGAACTGCTAGAACTTACTTACGAAACTTCAGTTAGGGTCAAAAAAGATTTAGACTTACCAGAAAAATTACTTTACCATTGTGGGCTATTTATATTTGTTCCTAAGCAGACTAGAATAGCTTATCATGTTGATAGTTTTAGAAACTGCAATGTAAGTATGCCATTAGCAAATGAAGGTTCTTATACTCGTTGGAAATTGCCAAATGGTGAAATAGTAGAAACTTTATATGCCCGAACAGCAGTACTAGACACACATACACCGCATTGTGTTGATAATAAATCAGATAACGATCGTTATAACTATCAGTTGACATTTCACGCAGATGTATATATTGATGATATAAGGAGTCTATTTGAATGAATCCTTGGAATCAAATAACAGATTTACCAAATTATGAGTATGCTTGAAAGACAGTTGAATTATACTGCTATAGTTAGCTGTGGAGATTTTCTCGAAACATTGTATCCTAAATTTGATTACGAAACTGTTGCATGTATTGTTTTTGAATATGGAGATAAACACGGTTGGTATGAGCGTGGAAATCACGGAGTTAGTGGATTGTCTATTATTAATAAAGACGGCCGCACAATTAGTCCAGCAGTTGATAGTATACGTAGTTACAATAAGGAAAACAACACAAACTGGATCGAAACAGACTTTAGACAAAAAACAGAGTTATATAATGATGTTATAGATCATATACCGTTGTTAAAAGATGCAGAGCCTTTTTTGTGTCGTAGTCACTTTATTAAAATGTCTCAAGGTGGAATATTTCCGCCACATCATGATGGCTTAGATGCTATTAGAATTGCAATTCCTATTTGGAATTGCGGAACAAATGACTTTAAATGGGGATACGAAGACAAAGTCCTTCAGATGAAAGAAGGTCATTGTTATTATATGAACACATTAAAAAAACATTGGGTTGTGAGTTTTACTGACGATTGTTTGTTTTTACTTTTAAATATAGAACCTACACCAGAAGCATGTTACTGGTTATGGGATACAGCATTAGGAGGACGTAATGCACCGAAGCGAAGAACTAGGCCTTAGTCGAGTTGTTGACGTTGGAATGACTGAAGAATGGTATAATGATATAGTAAGTGATTTACAACCTGCAATAGACTTAATAGAAAAACACCTCAATAGTGGTTACGATAATCCAGGCGGCGAATACTTTAATTTAAGCTGGCCGCTTGGTCATACTCCGTACATGCCTGCAGAACAAAAGAAAGAACGCACAGAGCAAGGCTTATACGAAGAAATTGAATTTGATGATTATGTATTAAATTGTAATTACTTTCGAAAAGGTACACCTGAAGAATATATTGTGCATGGTATACGCCCAAAGTATACTAGTGTCGAAGTAGGTGAACATGTAAAAAGATATATCGATACAATTGCAGAAATAGACGGTCATCAAGACAAAAATAAAGTTATGTTAGTTATGTACAAAGGCCCAGAATTTAGTATGCAGTGGCACAACGATACTTATACATATAATAGATATCAGTTTCCGATCACTACTACACCATTTGGACAGTTCGGTTGGCGATACAAGCATAATGATAAAAATGTTGAAGAAGTTTGGTTAAGCATGGACAAAGGTACAACTTACTGGGTAAATACACAAAATATACATATTTTTGATAACAGTCGTCCTGGCTGTACAGGACGTATACACTTTATGATAGATTACTTAGATTGGGAACCTCATTACGAAAAGGGATTTAAGCCATGAAGATAATAGATGAAAGTACTATACATCCTAATTTACAGGTTCCTTGGAAAAGTCAAGAAGATGAATTTGTACCTGACTTCGATAAAAAAGTTGACTTGGAAGAAAAACAAAGATACGAAGCGCAAATTGCAAAGTACGAACAAGAGAATCCAGTTAGTGCTAGAATAAAAGAAATCCCGCATATTAAATTAAACTTACCAAAGTTTGATTACGAACAGGCGTGGAACGAAGTTCAGCAACTTGACGAAGATACTTACAGCAGATGCAATTTGCGAAACTACAAAGAAACACAAGAAAAAGGACCGTTGTTGCATCCTCATTGGTATAGTAAAACAATAGTTAACTACACTCCGCACAGTTGGGTAGGTCAAGGCAAACAAGCAAAAGAAGAAGCAGCTTGGGCATATCCAGAGTACCAGTCTTATGCAGCAAGTATTGTAGATGATGTTGCCCGACTAAACAGCGAAGATATGGAGTTTTATAAAACTGAAATATATGATCAATTGCCTACTATAACAAGTTTTATTAATAAACACATTGCAGATACAACTTATCGTATGCATGTATGGAAAATAAAAGATGGCGGCTATCTAAACTGGCACAATCATGCAAGATTGCCTTGGCATAGTGATGTTATTGTAAACGATAAAGCAATTGTACATTTGCCTCTATACACACACCCCGATGTGAACATGCTTGTTCGTAAAGAAGGAAAAATCTACGCAGAGCATTATACTCCCGGCGAAGCGTGGATCTTTAATTACATATACGATCATGCTGTAGATAATCCTACAGATGTGTTTAGGTGTCATATTGTTTTTTATGTACCTTTAACGGATAAAAAGTTTGCAAAGCTAGTAGAGGAGTCTTTAAATGTTAACAAAAATTAAAGACGTTGTAGACGATGCTACTTTATTAGAAAGCGAAATTGCAAGTTTAGAAGCAGATTTAGAATTTGCTGCATCTCTCATTAATGAACCAAGTAGGGTATTTACTAGCTTTCCGAGAGGATCTAAACATAGAAGCCTTACTACACTTGCTCGTTGCAAAGTTTTATATACTGACGAAAGGATGGAAGTTTTTAAAAGACCTCATGCAAATATTTTGTTTGTTACATTTGTAGAAAAGGAAACATCTAAGTTTAGAGATCAGTTTGAAAAAGAAATAAAAATTAATCAAATAGGTATTGCACTTTTTACACCAGGATTTAGTTTTAATTGGCACACTGACCATTTTCCAACACTTAGATGGCATATACCTATTAAAACAAATAGAAAATGTTTTTTAGAATCTAGAGAAGCAAAAGTGCATATGGAAAAATTTTCTTTATGGACACTAGATAGCAGTAAAGACCATCGTGCATATAATAACGGAAAGGATAACAGATTGCATTTAATTGCGGATTACGCTGAACCGCCGGTGTGTGAAAAATTAGATGTAAGTTTTAATTTTGAAGAAGTATACAAATGTGTTAAACCAGTATGCGATAAAATTAAAGGATATAGGAAAGAATATCACTCCACGGATATTGTTAGGATAATGAGTGCATATCCTATAGGGTGTCCGCATTATACGAGTCAAAAACGTAAAGACGAAACTTGGGAAGTTATCGATAACGATGAAGTTACGACGTATACTCGTTCAACTAAGTTTGGTACAATTATGGTTAGTGCGTACTGGAAAGGTACAGTTGTATGGGATCAACCAGTATTAGATCTTATAGAAAAGATTCGCACATTGTACAATGAAGAAGGCATAGCACAAGTTGCAGTGATTATGGCAGGCGAAAATTTTAGATTAGAACGACATGTTGATACTAAAGGATTGACACGATATCACGTTCCGCTAGAAACTAACGAACACAGTTATTTTGTAACTTATGATCCTGAAACTAAGTGGTGGCCAAAAGAAGGTGACGTATGGCGTTTAGAGACTGATAAATATCATGCAGCAATGAACGATAGTGAAACAGAAACAAGAATACATATGATAATAGATTTTATCTAATGACTAATATAACGCTATTAAACACAAATTTTAAAGATATGTTAACTGAGTTAAAAATTGAGCTAGCGCCTTATCTTGCAGCAATGCAAGATTATGAGCAATATTTAGATTTTAGTAAATACCCAAATAGAGTAGCAATTGTATACCCTGTAGGCAATACACAAAAAAGTTTATATGCAAGCAGAAATCTTGATGAAAAGAAACCAGTACACAGAGATTTTGAAACATACAAAAGTTTTCAATTATTTTTCCCCCAACATCAAACTTTAAACCATACACTCCAACTTAAAGGAGGAAAATATCCTGTTGATATAATTAATAAAATAAAGTTTATTATTTTTAAAGAAACTGGATATGATGTATTAGAGTGCGAAGCAGCAATTGCAACAAAGTATAAAAACTACACATTGCAGCCGCACATTGACGGTGATAAGGAAGAAAGTGGAGTAACGAACAGAATTCATTTGGTATTAGAGTCTAATGAAACAAATTACTTTGAAGATGAAAATAAAATGAAATACAATCTTAAAGAAGGAGAAGTTTGGGATATAGATGTTACACGTACACATGGTGCTGGAAACTTTTCAGATGCTAGAGCTACTCATCTAGTTCTCGATTACAAAGGATGAAACTTTTACTATGTACTATACCTAAAAATGGAGTCAATACTCCTAGTCTAGCAATCGGATACCTCCAAGCGGCTTGTAAGCAGCAAGGTATAGCCGTAGAAGTAAGAGATTTTAACTGGGACCTCTGGAATGCTACTATACATACGGACTGGTGGGAAATATGGAAAGAGTCTAACACAGATTTATACAAAGGTAATCGATTTAATCAGTTTGTTAATGAAGTATACGACAACTTTCTTGATAAGTGGGCAGAAGAAATAGCAAACAACAATGCTGAATGGATCGGCATCAGTTGTTTTAGCTATCGTAGCTTGCCTAGTTTGAAACTTCTGTCTCCTAAAATCCGCAAACTTGCTCCTACTAAAAAGATAATTGTGGGCGGCGCTCCTATAGCAACATATGCAAATTGGATTATAGCAAATAATATAGCAGATTATGCAGTTGAAAGCGAAGGCGATGTTGTGCTTCCTAAAATACTTAAAGGAGAAATACAGCCCGGAATTGTTAAATCTATACAAATTGATGACCTTAACTCCTTACCGCCAGCAGATTATACAGGACTAGATTTTTCTAAATATATCCCAGGAGATCCAGGCGGACTACGAGTACATCATAATTCAGCCTGGACTAGTGATAGAGTTGAAGCAGGAATAATGGGTAGTAGAGGATGCGTTCGTAAATGTACATTCTGTGATGTAGAACAGTATTGGCCTAAATTTAGATGGCGCAGTGCCGAAAGCATTTATGACGAAATGCTAATGCTATACAACAAAGGCATAAACGAAATATATTTTTACGATAGTTTAATAAATGGTAATCAAGGCGAGTTTGAAAAGTTGCTAGATTTAATTATCTCAGATGGTTCTAAGTTTAGAAGTATCAAAGGTTTAGCAATTTTTAAATTTCAGCCTGAAAGGTTGTATGAAAAAATGTCTAAAGCAAATGTGAAACAACTAAGTATCGGGGTAGAAAGTTTCTCAGAAGAAATTCGTACACAGATGCGTAAAAAGTTTAGCAATGCTACTATGGAAGAAAATCTTGAAATGTACAAAAAGTACAAAATAAGAGTAGTACTGCTAATGTTAATAGGGTATCCTAGTGAACGAGAAAAACATCATAAAGAAAATCTTAAATGGATAAGAGAACATGCCAGCATGGCACAAGGAAAACCAATTAGTAGAATTGAAATAGGCGGAACAATGATTATACTACCTGGAGCTCCTGTGTTCAAAGATCATATGTTTGATTATTATATTGACAAAAAAAATGAATGGATTTCACTAAATGGTAGAGAATCTAATACGATGGATGTTAGAGTGAGACGTAGAAAAGAAACTGAAGACTATTGTACTCGTTATGGATTTGCTACTGGAAGTGTATATGGAGAAGGAGGAATTGTTTTAGGTGATCATGAAAAAAATAATGCTGCTGACTATAAACGCCCGCAAGATAGTTTGACACCATTAACAAATATTAATAAGTTAAATTTTGAAGAAGACGGCATTGTATTAGGATGGGAAAGTGATCCAACTCGACCATTACATCAAAATTCGTAGTCAAATAGTTTTATTTCGTATGCAAAATCTTTTAAGATTTGGTCGTGCATCCAATCTTTGTACAACGTTTTATATGTAGCCTTGCTGTGTGTACCTGTGTTTAAAACTGGTAAATCTGGTAATATATATCCGCTAAAGATACTATTTAAATAATTACGTAGATGTTCTATAGGAAGGATGTGTTTGGCTACTATAGTTCCGTCTAATGTGTAGTAATCTTTACCTGGATTCAATGTGCCACGTAGTTCTAAAAGTCCTTGACAGAAGCGGTTAAATGTGTCTGTAGGTACTTGTGTAACTCCTAGCTTTTTCATATGATAAAATTTACTTGCTAATAAATTCCATGGGTTGCGGACAGTAACTATTATTTCCATTTTATTCCACCACTGTGGAAATGTTTCTTTGGCTCTCGCCGCAGTCATGTGATGCGTAATTATAGTGTCTTGTTCGATGTCAACATTAAAGTTGCTTTGTTTATAATTTAAACTTGTTAAATAGGGACGATGATTAATTTTAGCAAACTCTACAAGCCAGTGTGTCATGCTAAGACTTGCACTTTTTGGCTGGCGTAAGTAACAAATAAATTTTCCAGGCGGAAAGATTATACTAGTCACATTATTCTCATAATAAATTGATGTCCGCCATAGTGCAATTGTTCATGTGAAATATTCCAAAGGTATTTTGAGAATTTAGCAAAATATTCAAATAGTTTAGGACTTTCCTCTCTACTTAGCCAGATACTGGTATAGCCTAAGGCTAATGCATACTCTGTACTAAGATCCAAAGTTTCTAATCCTCTTGCTAAATCATTAGACTTAGTGCCAAAATTGTAAGTTCTTTCTCGAGTATGTCGGCTCATAATTCTTATTGATTTATTATATTCTGGTCTTTCTATTCCAGCACTATAATAAATTAGTTCTCCATTATAGTATGCCATTCTAGCAAATTTAGTGTATTCAAATAAAGGCCATTTTAAGTAATTATCTGCGTGTCTGTGAGTAGAATTTTTTTCAAATAGAGCTTTTATTGCATTTAAATGGTTGTCTATAGGCTCTAAATACCATTTTAGGGGCATAAATTATTTTGCAAGAAATTTAAATCTTCAGTGCCTTTTAATGAAAACATCAAAGCAGTCCTATCATTTAGACTATCATTTACAACAGAATGCGGAAAACCTACATTTAAAAAATAAATTTTTCCAGCTTTTAAATTGTATTCTTCAATCTTGTTTTTTCTTTTAAAAAGATTTTTTACATTTTTATCTGTTTCAATGGGATAGATACATCTTACAGCATAATCTACGTTATAATCTACATGGAAAGGAATAGTTTTTCCTGCTGACAATTTTGTTATACGTATGCGACTTACAGGAGCTTTAAAAAGTTTTTTTAAATTATTTTCTAGCCAAGTATCTTTGAAAAAAGGTGTAGCTACATTGTACAAATGTTCTTCTTGTCTTTTCAATCTTTCTTTAATATTTTCTGTGTAAGGCAAAATTTTTGAAGGGTTAGTTAAATTTATTTGTTCAAAATTATCATAAACATCTTTAACTAATTCTTCGTGATTCATACAAAGCATAGGATTAGCAGACTTAACATCTATAAATTTGTCTTTTATGGTTAAAAAATATTCATTGACTTTATTAAAATCAATAGTAAATGGAAATTCTGCAACGTTAGGTAATACATGTTTATTCATTATATTCTGCCATTAATGGTGATAAGCTAATTCTATTTATGTTGTTTGTACGTTTGAATTTATTGTAAATTGGATTAGTTGATGTTGCAAGCCAAACTGAATCGCTAGGTGTTAAATCTAATTTATCACAAATTTTGTATTGTAAGTTGTTAAGTCGGTCGTATACATAGTTAATATTAAATGTTTTTATAATTTCTTCAGCTGCATTATGAGCAATATAATTATAATATTTTGCACTGTTTATTAGGTTTTCTAATTTATTATCTTGTGTCCTAGAAAAAAACCATCCTGTTCTAATGTTTCTAATGCCAAATGATTTACTTAAACTATAAAATACATATTCGATATTATCACTATTTTTTATTTCAATAATTTTGGTACTACCTATATATGCTAAGTCTAAAGCAACAGGAACATCATTAGGAATGTTTCTATAATTACCATGTATACTACTAGGACAACTTATATAATGGATATATGCATCATGTATTGTAGCTGTTTTTGGAACCCATTGATAATCGCCGTCGTCTAAAAAAATTTTTCGTTTTTCATTTGACAACCACCAATCTAAGCCTTGTGTGATACCATTCATTGGATAAACATAAAAATTAGATAAATCTATTATAGGATGTAACCATTGAACTATATTTGTTTTGTACGGAGTTACGTTGTCCAAATCATAAGGTATACGAGATATTGTTTTCCGAACCTCGCTAAGAACGTTTGTTCTTACTGCTGTGCTTTGAGCTAGTAATTTATTTACTTGCATTTATGTGATGAGTATGATGGTCTCCTTCAAAAGGAGCAATAAAATTTAACCAAAAACAATTCTTTGCAGTGCCAGTGGAGGTATGGCCCCACAAATTTAATGCACCAAAACCTATGTATGATAATAGAGAAATTAAAGATAAAATTATTATCGAATCAATTCCAAATAATAAAAATAGAATGAAAGCATTTACAGCATATAATAGATAGATATTTTTGTGAACAAATACAATGTATTGATTTTTTATTACATCTTTTATAAATTTTCTAGGAATGTTTTTTACTTTCCAAAGACTGAATAAAATTACATACCATTTTAAATATTTTCTACTATGAGGATCTTTTGGAGTGTCTGAATAGGTATGATGCATTCTGTGAACACCAACCCAAGTCAAGGGAGATTTACATCCGCAGAGCATGCCACAGTATAAAATTAAAATTTCGTGGAATACACTAGTTGTAAATGTTTGATGGGCATAAAAGCGATGATAACCAAAGGTAATACCAATTGTAGAAGTAATAAAATATAAAAGATATGACAGTAATGTTAGACTTAATACATCCATTATATTTTTTTATGATAGATTTACCCATCCGCTACCATCATACCCTTGGAATTTTGGCACAGCAGGAGAGCCACCTTGAGATCCATCATCAAGAAGAAAAATTATCATTCCTGCAGCAGGAGAAGTAATATCTGCATCTCTTGCAGTGCTGTCAGCATAAGTACCTAAGTTAACAGGCCCACCAAATGCAGCGTCACCGTCTACAGTTAATCTAGCAGTAGCAACGTCTGTTCCTATTGATAAGGACCCGTCTTCTTGTATGTAAACTCTAGCTGTTGCAGGAAAATTTTGTAGCGGTCCTCGACAGAAAAATTTAAATCCATCTGTTCCGCCTTTGATAAAAGCATCTGTTATATCTTCTCCATTAAGATCTGATCGGGTGAAATCTAATCTGCCATGGTCGTTACCAGTACCTGACAGATCTAGATCAGAGCGGTCATAATTCAATTGGAATCTAGTTTGTCCTTGTCCTCTTACTCTAATGTACCAAAAACCGTTTACTCCGGTTGAATCTACTATTTCTAAATTTTTAGTCGGAACAGCGATAAGTTGAGTGTTTAAAGAGTCTGATGTTACAATATTGGCAGTTACATTACCAGTTAAGTCACCATTAACAGTCCCGAACACGTCTCCAAATAAGTCACCAGTAACATTCCCTGACACGTTTCCAGTCAAGTCACCAGTAACATCCCCGAACACGTCTCCAGTAACATTTCCGATCACGTCTCCAGTAACATCACCTTGTATATCAATATAACCTATTCTTGTTACGTGATCAATCAACACACTAGAATCTGTACCTATTAGGCTTGCTTCTATTGTCAATGCTTCTATGAAAGGAGTGTGTATTGTGGTATTTACCTCTAAGGTGTCTACAGTAGTATTTGTTGCAGTTAAAGTATTAATAGTTGCAGTGTCAGAGATCGTTATGGTACTCAAAGTTAAGACATTTGGAACTACAGGTCCAGGAATCCATTTGTTTGTTGAGCTGTCCCATTTTAATACATCTCCAGGATATATAGTGCCAGGATAAGAAATATCCTTTAAATCCTCAATAGAATTATTGCCTAAATATACATTTTCGCTAGTTCTGCTAACTAAGACTTGACCATTGACACCTTGTATAGATGCTGTAATACTGTTTGTTGGTATCCAAGTACTTGAGGATGCTGAATACCTAAGTACATCATTGTTAGCTGGATTCTCTGCATCTACATCAGGAAGATCAGAAAGCACATTATTATCTAGCACTATTTTGCTATTTGCTCCGTCAACTAATGGCTGAGAATCGTCGCCAAAAATACTACCCGTTACATCTGTTATAATGTTTGGAATGGTAAGTGTTCCTGTAGCTGAAATATCTCCGTTAATGTTAATATTACCAAAACCTACAATATCTTGTCCATTTAGGTCTATATCGGCACCTAGTTGTGGAGATGTGTCATTTATTAGATCTGAAACGCTAACACCACCTGCAGTAACTCCGTCACCTATATATAATCTTTTTGTATCAGTTGAGTACACTAGCTCACCTTCTACGAAAACTATTCCAATGCGCTCTAAATCTGTTCCTCTACGTATTCTTAACGCCATGTCTTATAACTCCTAATATTCCTTGCTTTATATATTTATATAAAATCCTATTTTCTTTTTTTTAGAAAAGTAGTAGTTTTTTTTTGGATATCTTTTTTAATTTTTTTTGTGTCTAATCTAAAATCAATATCTTGGATAGTGTCTTCGTATTCTTCAAAAAGCTTATATAATGATTCTTCTATATTTGTGTTATCATTATTTAGTTTACTTTTTTTTACATCTATATCCCAAATTTTATTATCGTTAAATGTTATTCTAACAGAATGCAAATATTTAATAGGTATAGTTGTAAGTTCTAAATTCTTAAAAATTTCAACCCATTGATCATCCATTTTAAGACTCTAGAATTTTTTTTACTGTTTTCTTTTTAGTTGGGTGTAGTTTTTCAGCCTCTTCTCTTAATCTTTTTGCTTCTTTAAACATTGTATCAGCTTGTGATCTATAGTTTGCAGCTAATGCTTCGTCAGTTAGTGCCTCATTATCAGTTGTAGGTAAATTATCCTGTATGTCTATTGATTTAGAATTGGCTTTTTTTGATTGAGTAGGTTCTTGATTATCTTCTGTTAGTGCTAAATCGTCTATAGTAACACCTTTTTGCTCTGCAATTAGTTTGTTTAATTCATCTAAAGATATTGAGTTGTTGGTATCAGGAGTCATTTCTACTTCACTTGTTTTGACTTTGATCATTTTTCCAGTAGTATGAAATCTAGCAAGCATGTTGCTACCATCAGATAATGTACCTCTTGCCATTACTTGGGCAAATTCATATGAATTTTGCCCAGCATTTGATTCTACTAGTTTTATTAAACTGTCGTGATCTGCTGCTTCTAAATTTTCTGTAGAAACACATACACATGAAGAAGAATCTCCTGGTAATGTTCGGTACGCAACTATTACTTTCCTTTTAGATTTTTTAAGTCTACCGATGTGTTTAAGCATTCTGTCCTCCGGCTGCTTGTTGTTGAGCAGCAACAGCATTTAGGAAAGTTTCTAATTTGTTGTAAACTGTACCAATAGTAGTCATTTCATTTGGTTTAAAAGCTCCTCTGCTACTAGCAACATCGATAATTTGCTTCAGCGCATTTAGGTCATTCACAGTTAATTCTACATTTTGATCCTGTTCTGGTGTTTCTGCTTTTTTTTCTTCTACTTGTTTTTCTGACATAATATTTCCTTTCAAAAAATGTGTGTTATATTTAATAATATTTTAAATGCGGACAAGCTAATGTGAAATAGGAAAGTTCTTTTGGATCTTCAAATCCTATTTGTAGGCATTCTTCAATTTTTTTGTTGTTTGTATACATTAATGAATTTGAAACATAGAATCTACCTTTTAAATTATTTAATATCCATCTTGAAATTGTTTCTTTCAAGTTATATTGTAACGGAATATAGATGTATTCAAAATACGACGGAGCAGTATTCGGTTGCCTTACATTATATATGTTAAGATGATTAGGTCTTTTTATTTTAAGCATTGTCATAATGTGTTGTTAATCCAAATGGTGCTTGAAAATTTTTGTCATGATAATCGTGTATCATAAAGATTGTATCACAGTAATCCTCGTCGCCCCAACTATCCCAAGGATAGCCATCTGTAAACATAATGAATTTCTTAGGCTCAATGTCATTCTGTTTCATATATTCCCAATTACACATAAAATCTGTACCACCGCCACCTTTTGGTTCGTATGTATTTACATCATCACCGTTATCTGATGAAAAATCTTGTTCATTATAAACTTGTGTGTCAAAGCACCAAACTTTAATTTTATAATCTTTGTATTGTTGCATAATACCTTGTAGCTCGCTGAGCATGTCTCGTGCTTGATCTCCACTAATAGAGCCGCTCATGTCAAGTGCAACACATACATCAATTGTGTCTTCGAAATTCATGCCTGGTAATACTGCACCTGTATGCCAACCTTTTCTACTTGGACGAGCAAAAGTATAATCATTTCTAATTGTAGACTGGATTTGGGTTTGGATGATCTCACGCCAGTTCATTTTAGGCTCAGTAAGTTCCTTTATCATTCGTGCAATTTCTCCCGGAACATTACCTGCACCTGCAGCTTGTGCAGCCTGCAACATGCCTTCTTTTACTTCGTCTTTGATTGCTTTGATCTCTTCTGCTGTTAGTTTGCGTGGTCTGCCATTTTCAGTATCGCCATCTCCTGTTCCGGATCCTTGATCATTTTGCTCACCGCCGTCTGACCAGTCCATATGTTCGTCAAGTAAATCTCCTAGCTCTTTAATAAATTCTTCGCCTTGGGCATCTGCTTGTTTTTTCAATTCGTCATAGACTTCTTCGCTGGTCCATCCATCATATTTGTAGTCTTGGAAAATAGGAATTTGTGTGACTTTTTCTCCAATTCGTTCACGTAATAATAGATTGTTTACAAGATAGTCACAGGCAACGTTGTACAACATAGGATTTCGATCATCTCTGCGACTCATGTGATCATATACACAATGGAGGATTTCGTGTGCAATTACAAATTCGATTTGTTTTTCTGTAAGCTCGTTAAAGAATTGTGTATTGTAGTAAAGATGTCTGCCGTCTGTTGCAGCAGTAGGACACCACGCATCGCAGGATTTGATTTTAAGACGAGTTGCCATATTGCCGAAAAATGGATGTCTTAGCAGAAGACCTACACGAGCAACAATAATTTTGTCTTCGACCTCCTTGCTCATTTTAGCAAGTTCTTCTGGAGATAAGTCTTTTGGTTTGAATTCTTCAGTGTCAACAGTCATAAAGTCTCCTATGTTTTAAGTATACTTATATTATATGAGAATGCGAGCAGGAAGTCAAGGAAAAAAGGGCGCATGTGGCGCCCGGCAGGATTAAGCTTGTTGAGCTTTTGTAATGTAACGTCCGAAACGCTCGTGGAATTCGTCAAAGCATTCAATTTCGTCCGGATCGATTGGAAGCTGATATTGTGTAAGTGCAAGCTTCACGCCCATAACAACAAGTTCAGTTTCAAAATTATCCATCATAAAACGTAAAAACTTGTCAACTTTAGAATCGAATTTCTTGTCACCTTTGTCGCATGCTTCTTTTAGTTCGTAGCATAGTGAAACAGTAAGTGAGTACATTGCAGAGACTTCTTTAGACTTGATTTCTTTGATCTTGCCTTCGAGGATGTCAGTTGGGTTAGGCATGCTTGCAGCAACTTTGCGATGTGCAACAAATTTAATTGCAAGACCCTCGCCGACACAACCTGATACAAGATCAGTTGTAGTTTCGTCGTCGAGATTATCTTCGAGCAATTCACTCACAAAACTCCAACTGCGAGGTGTAGCAAACGAACGATTAGGACTCTTAGGATCAAAATCATACAAATCACGCTTGGCAAACTGAAGGAAGCCTACAACGTCTTTGTGGATTTTGTTGTCAACAGCCCAATTAAACCAGTCGTCGAAGCTGACAGCAAGTTCCAAGTGAACAAAACGATTAGCAAGCGGAGCAGGCATGCGATAAGTAACACCCTTGTCAGTTTCTCTGTTACCTGCAGCCACAATATAAACGTTGTCTGGCAGTTCGTAAGCGCCTACACGTCGATTAAGGATAAGTTGATATGCAGCAGCCTGTACAGCAGGTGCAGCAGAATTCATCTCATCTAAGAACAAGATAATAGCCTTGTGTTGTGAAGCCATAGCAGCGTCGGGCAATTCAACTGGAGGAGCCCAACTCATCTTGTTGTCTTCTGCAGAGTAATAAGGAATGCCTTTGATGTCAGTAGGCTCCCACAAGCTCAATCGAACATCAATGACGTGAGCATCAAGTGCATCGCCAATCTGATGCACAATGTCACTCTTGCCAATGCCTGGAGGCCCCCAAATGAATACTGGACGCTTCTTAGTGATAGCATGTGAAATACGTGACTTGGCTTTGTTTGGGGAAAGTGTACGTGCAGTATCCATTTAGTATCTCCTGGTAGTGTTGAAATGCGTTGCGCTCTGTTACGCAACATAATAATAGTATAGCAGGTGTGCAGAAAAGGTCAAGGGTTTTTTTGAGAATTTTTTGCTAAAATTTGATTAACAAGTTCAGTTTCAATGTCCCATTGCAAGTCTTCTAGCATTATGTCTAGCTTCTCTAAATTTTCTTTGGCTTGTTTAATTTGTTCGCCTAATTCTCGCTTAAGATCGGAATCGGACATATTTTTGTATGTCTCTATAGCAGTCTTGAAGGTAGATGGACCATCAGAAAGTTCAGCTAGTATGTCCTGCAACTCTTTATCAGTCATATCTACTCATCGCCTTTGTTAATCCGTATTTTTCTAAATCACCACTAAAAAGATGTAGTTCCATAGATTTCTTTTCATCTGTCACAAAAATACTACTTTGCTCTAGGAAGTAAGGACAAGTTATAAATTGATCAAGGAAAATAATAGTTTGTGTGGTCAACTTGAATGTCCTAGGCAACGGTATTTCGTAAAATCTTAAATCTATTTGATTGCTTAGAAAATTAAATCCTTCTTCGGTTAAACGCAGGCCGCCTTTATCTTTATCTCTAGTATTTTGCCACCATTTTCTTGTGTAAAGTTTTAAGGTTGGAGGAGATATAGCTATATCAGCTTGTTTTAAAAAAATTTTTGTAAATATTTCTTTATTAGTCATTTGTAAAATCTACAATCTTTTTTACAGAAAAATCATTTGTTTCAAATAATGAATTTAATTTTTTGGCAAGGTTATAAGCATGTCCAGGATTAGTAAAACTTGTTTTTTTATATTTTGGTCCGGGATGACTTAACAAGCTATGTCCACTTCTAAGATTAAATGGTTTGTTTTTATATACAACCATCCATACAGCTTCTGCATCTAATATTTGTTCGACTCTATAATTTACTTTATTGGTATGCTCAAGTAATATATTTGGTTTTGGTCTACTCATAAGTGTATTTACCATCCTTTACCACCGTCTACAGTTATTGATATTATTTCTTCTTGTGTTGACTCCTTATCCTTTATTTTTTTATTATATAAATCTGCCAGTAATAATGTTAAAACATACGTCAAATTCTTTGCATCTTGGATAGAAAGTCTAATTTCTCTGTCGCGTTTTGCATCTGCTGCTTTTATTAATTTTATAAAATTTTCTATTGGTATTGTATTTAAAGGTGTATTATTTTGCATTTTTGTTAGCCAACGCAGATCTCATTTCGATTTTATTTTTAAAAGGTCCTTCGTACTGATATTTTTCTAATGTAATTAATTTAGGACAATAACTTTTAACCCATCCTTTATCAAACTTTATAATATAGTATCCTGCACAATAAATGCTTTTTGAATTTTCACTTTTTGTGAACAAAGGTAATTTTTTTTGTATATTATACATTGCATTATATGGTTTAACAGACGCTTGATAACCATGTACTTCATTAAAGTGATGTTCGACAATTTCTAAATTTTCCCAAACAATTTGTTTCCCAAAATCTGTTTCTACAGAAACAGTGTTATCAAAAAATCTAGTGCCTTTACGATCAGCTAATAAAAATTTGTCATCAGCTAGTGATAATGTAGCAATTTTTTCACCCTCGTCTTCTAGTATCCAAAACTTACCATTGATAATTTCTTTAGCATGTACTGTCATTGTGTGTCTCCTTGATAACTTGAGTTAAGTATTTTAGCATATGCTTCTGCTTGTTCAGATAACCTGTTTAGTTCGTTCTTTGCACAAAATTTCATAAATTTTATGCCTACTTGACCTGCAGATTTATTAGGTGTACCTAGTATTTTGTCACTTATTATTTTTTTTATTTCTTTTGGCTGGGCAGTTAGGTCACATAACATAACATTCCTATTGTAGTCATCTAGTACACGATGTTCAACACCTTCGTGGTCAACCCAGCGTTGTAACATTAGGTTATTCCAATTAAAGCCTTTTGATTTTTTATCGTCAAATGCTTCAAGCAATCCTACTTTATTTTTTGTACCTTTCTTACGGACACCAGGATATGCACTAAACACATTGTCACTGGTGTCTCCCCGCATACATTTTTCAAATAGTAGCCATTCAGGATCGGGTGCAGGTTTAGGTTTTCCTGTTTTGCGATCTTTTACAGGATTTCCTTTTTCTGTTAAGTATCCGTCTATTGTTGTAGTTTGATTAGTCACACCGTTATATTGTCGGACATTTGCTGCAATTAGTTGAGCAAAGTCTCCGTCGGTAGAAATAATAACGTGTTGGTCATTAGGATGATGTTGTATCCAACCTGCAATAAGATCATCTGCTTCTAATTGCGGATCCTGTAATACTGTACA